GCAGTCCCTGTTGGTCCTTGTGGTCCTTGTGGTCCGGCAGTCCCTGTTGGTCCTTGTGGTCCTTGTGGTCCGGCAGTCCCTGTTGGTCCTTGTGGTCCGGCAGTCCCTGTTGGTCCTTGTGGTCCGGCAGTCCCTGTTGGTCCTTGTGGTCCTTGTGCTCCGCTTGGTCCGCCACTGGGTCCGGGAGGTCCGCTTGGGCCAGAAGGCCCTTGTGGTCCGCTTGGGCCAGTACTACCAATTGGACCTTGTGGCCCACTGGGTCCTGGTGCGCTTGGATTAGCTTCTACCCAACTTCCAGAATAATATATGTATGTTCGTCCTGTTGAATTATCATACCATAATTGTCCTATTGTAGGACTTGTAGGTGCCGTATTACCGACTACTGTTGCAGCTGCTCCGCCTCCGCCACTAAAACTAATATTACTAATATTACCTGCATCAACTATAACAGACGGAGTTAATGTAAATATTCTAAAATCAATTACATCAGTATCCAATGGTGCTTCTGTAAAATCTACATAAGAATCAGTCACAGTATACGAATTAATAGGTTCTTGTACAATACCATTGATACTAACCATAGTACCTGCAGTAGTTGCATTACCAACAGGCAATGTGAATCGTGTACTTGATCCGTCTCCGTATTGAATATTAGAAGTGGCTACACTAAATGATGTAATAGGAACTGTCCATACATTACCATCAAACCATTCTATATTATTCAAAAGAGAATTGTATCTTATCATACCAGCAGTTGCAGTTGCTGGTCTTTGTAATACATTACCTACTGGTAATAATAAACTATCTGTACCGTTAATTTGGAAACTTGCATTTGGTACCCAACTAATGGTGTTAACGCCAACTTGCTCGCCGCGGACTGCAAAAGTATTTTGACTAGTACCATTAATATAACTAGTGCCTGAATCGTATCCAGTATTAAATGTTACCAATCCACCAGATGTTAGTGTAGTAAAAGAACCGGTACTAGCATAACTATTACCAATTGCTGTATTTTGTATGCCGCCCAATGCTTGTAATGTTCTACCTGTTACTACAGAACTATTGACTGTTATACTATCTACAGTAAGATTTCCTGTAACATTGGCGCCTGCACTTGCGGTTATATTAGTAAAATTACCAGTGTTGGGTGTTACATTACCAATTACTGTATTTTGTAATCCGCTTTTTGCTTGTAATGTTGTGCCAATTACTGCACTGGTGTTAACAGTTAATCCGTTTACTACAGAATTACCGCTAACACTTTCGCTTGTAAATATTGCAGTGTTTGGCGCAATTGCACCAATCGGTCCAGTAAATGTATTATTTGCAACAACTATATTAGCAAGAATTAAATTTGCACCTGTTACATTACCGCCGATTCCGGACCCAACTAAAACAGTAGAACCAACTGCTAACAAGTTACTGGTTTTGCTAAATGCAAGCCCTGCATTTGCACTTATTATACCACCGTCGTTAAACAGTACAAAAGTATCTTGTCCTGCAGCTGTAATGTTAGCGGTAATATTTCCGGTAAAGTTACCAACAAAAGATCCTGCAGTTATTGTTCCGTTGCTGTTAATATTACCAGCAGTTAGTGTGCCAGTTGTTGTTATATTTCCTGCAGACAAATTGCCAGTGGCAGAAATAGTATTAGCTGACAATGCACCAGTACTGATATTACCGGCTGTAAGATTTGCAGATATGTAACCAGACTGCGAATAAATGGCATTCCACTGATAAGAAACATTACCAAGATTATATGTATTGGTGATCGACGGTATAATATCACTATTGACTTCTGCTCCAAACACAACTGTATCAGTTGTTCTGTTACCTAATATCAAATTGCCGTTAGCAGTAATACTACCAGTTGCAACAATATTTCCTGCTACATTAAAGTCTCTATAAAAGGTAATTGCAGTATTATTAAATGTTGCAATATTTCCGTAGCCGTAACTGCTGATAGTGGCATTACCGTCTGCATAAGTTGCAACATTGGTATTACCGTTATAGATTCTACTTAAATCTAATCCTGTAATAGAATTAGCAGGAACATTGGTTAAGTAAGCACCGTTACCGATAAAGTAATTGGCAGTTACATTGCCATTAACTACTGCACCATTTTGTATATAAACTACCCCAGTACCGTTGGGAGATAATACCAAATTACCGTTGGTACTGGTAGTGCTAATAGTAGTATTAGCAAAAGAAAGATTACCAAAAGATCCAGTACTGGTGCCAGTTACACCAAATTGTCCAGTATATCGTGCACCGGTTACATAAATGCTTTTACCAGTGATTAATCCAGCGGGAACATTAGCATCATTGAAGTTTAATATACCAGACTGGTAATCAAAGAACCAACCGTCGTTGTTAATTCCAGCGGCTTGTATTTGTGTGTATGACTTACCTGATAAATTTCCGTTAATGCCGGTGCTGTTGGCAATGAATACCTGTAGTAAATAGCTGGGATCTATTTCTGGAGGAATCCAATTTGTCAGACCAGTATTCCAAGTGATGTTGGTAAGAACAGTATTATCCATTGTACACTGGACAACATTATTCAAACTATTATTGTAAACTGCAACAATACTGGTGTTGGCACTGGGAATTGGAGTAGGGATCTGTCCAGACTGTGTCCATACGTGGTCACCACGTAACAACAAAGGGCTTGGATTCGGCTCCTCATACCCTTGTCTCAGATTACCTAGCGTGGTTTTAGTCGCGCCATAACCTATCTTTTTCCAAAGGTAATCAACTTTTTGTGTATCTGAGACTGCCATTAACTAAAACTCCAAGAGGTTATATAATCTGTAGGACCCAATACAATACTGAATAAAACTTGGTTACCAGTATTGCCCGGGGCACTTGTACTACCTGTACCTAATGTTATTCCGTAAGTTGTCCCAGATATTACTGTACTTATCGGAACTGGAGTAGAGGTTGCACACCCACTAGTAAATGCTCCAGCAACACCAGATCCGTAATATGCAACTGTAGCATCTAACCAACCATTGGTGGTATAAGGCAGTGTGTCTATGCTGGTACCTGGCACTGCAAATTTTAGTCCAGATATTTTTCCAGTAATAGTAACATTCCAACTATTGCGCCCTGTACGAGCAAACGCACCACGGAAGTATTGGTACCCGCTACTACGACCAGTGGCTAAGTTTGGTCCCACTGGCAAGTAGCCTGTACTTAAATCTGTGTTAAAGAATTTTAATTGATTCCAACGAACTACTGCTTCATCGGTTCCAGCAACTGTTTGTGCTCCACTCCATACACGGTTTGCATAATAATTTGTACTACTAGAATACGCAGGCGTTGCTCCACTGGCTCCACTTATTACTATACGAATTGCAGGAGCAGCATTTGCACCATTGGTATCGGTTATTGTACAAGGTATTGCAGTTTCAACAAATCCCGACGGAGTAGCATTAAACACCTGTATGTTTGCTGTTGCATAAGTTGAACTGGTACCTGTTCCGTTTACATTGTTGGCAACAAAAGCCAATGTTTGAACTGCTGCAGTACTGGCAACACCTCCGATATTTACAGTTTGATTTCCAATGGAATAGCTGCTAACAGTTCCAGTATTCGCCAATGGAACTCCTCCGCTCAAATATGTTACATTACCGTCCAAGTTACCATAAGTTTTGGTCTGGGAAACAATAATATTACCGCTAGTGCTTTCTATATTTGTTCCAGGATTTACAGTAAATGGATTTACTGAACTAACTGGTCCAGAATATGTTTGACCAATCCAATTGTATATTTTGACACCGCTAACAGTAACCTGAGGGCTACCTGTATTATAATAAGGTATACCAGAAATATATCTATATGTACCAGCAGCACTTTCATAAATGTGTGCACTGGTTAAATCAATTGACGGAGTAACTGTTAAAAAGTCTTTGGCAAATTCCACAACATTTGTATTACCTGTGGTAGAATGTGATAATTTGAAATTGTTTACGCCACTGTTCAATGTGCTGGCATTTGCAGCAATGTATGCTTCAAAGCCTTGATATAGCCCAGGTGCATAAGTCGATGCTGCAAAAGTAGTCGACACACCTGCATTGGTTAATAAATTATAATCACTTTCGCCAGCAACAACCAATGCACCATATGTGCTGGAGTTGTCACTTATTGACAATGAAACATTTCCGTTATTACTGTTGTTTACATAAGCAGACAATGTACCAGCTGATGCATTATAAGCATAAGAAGACATTGTTACTGTGTTAACTGTGCCAGTATTTGCTACGGTTCTAGCAATAGGATTACCAGCAGTAATAGTAACTGCACCGTTGGTATTATTGGCAAAGTTTGCTGCCAAGTAAGGACCTGTACCAGTATTACCAGTGAAGGTAATTGTTTTTGCACTTAATCCATCTGGAGCTGAAATATTTGGATTGTATACTTTTAGCAATGCAGTAGTATTCCTTGGAATACTTGCAGGATTTGCAGTGGTGTGACTGGTCAGTGTTAATGTAACAGTATCTTGACTTGTTCCACTGCTGTTACTGTAGGTGTAAGCATATCTACTACCTAACACACCGCCGGGTTGACTATCACTACTTACACCTGCATTTGCAGTACCGTCACCAAAGTTAATAGTGTAAGTAACATTGGCCATTGTTGTGTTTGTTGTACTGTTCTGTAGATAAATCGGTTGGCCAATATTGGTATAAAGATTGTTGCCGGACAACGAAGACCCGCCAACATTTGCTCTGTACAGTCCAAATCCCATAACAGGATCAGCAGTATAAATTACAATATAATTCGTACGTGTAAAACTAGCACTACTACCAGCACCATAACCAAGATTATTATAAGCAGTAACAGAAACTGTAAATGGACTTAGTGCATTATTGGTATATGTATAACTAGGAGTTACTGTAGTAACTGCATTGCTGAACCCGCCATCTCCCCAATTTACATTATAATGATTTGGGTTTCCTACTGAACTAATGGTTAATGTAACCAATGTGCCTGCGCCACCACTGGTAGGAGTAGCAATAAAACTTGTGCTCTTAACATATGTGTTGGCCTGTATGTTAAGCATTGCTTCGTTTAATTGGTCAATAGCATCAGTAACCGAAGTGGTACTGGTCCAAGTACCAATTGCACCATTTACAAAGTTTTGATCTATAGGAGTTCCTAAAGGAATTGTATTGCCTAATAAGTTATTACTAACAATATTACCAACAAAAGTTCCACTAAAGTACGCTGCAGATATGTTACCAGTTGCAGTAACTGAGTTAGCAGTAATATTGCCCAGTGTAGAAATATTACCTGCCGACAAATTACCTGATATTGTGGCAGTATTGGTTACTGTTAATGTTCCGATATTTGCAGAACCGTTAGTAGCAATATTACCAGCAGTTATATTTCCGCTTGCAGTTAATGTAGTAACATTAGCAGTACCTGCATATATACCTTTCCATTGGTTAGCGGGACTACCTAAATTATAAGTGAGTGTTAGACTAGGTAGTATATCACTGCTAACTTCTGCTCCGAACTGAACTGTGTCAGTTGCAGCATTTCCTAATATTAAATTACCGTTTGCAGTAATACTTCCGGTAGCAACAATATTACCATCTACAAATAAATCTCTGTAGAATGTAAATGCTTGATCACTGAATACTGCGGTGTTGGGATTAGTATTAGTACTAAATGTAATATTTCCATCACTGCCAACTTTTACATTAGATAACAATTGGTATCTAATTTGTGTAGCATCAATTCCTGTTAATAAACTACCATTACCGATAAAGTAACCAGCAGCTACATTACCTAAGGTAGATATATTACCAGCAGTTAAATTGCTTGCAATATTTGCAGTAGATGCAACATATAAAGTAGATGTACTAACATATCCATTACTGGTAATATTTCCGCCGGTTATGCCACCAGTTGAATTAATTGATCCAGTTGTGGTTATATTGCCATTGGCAGTTATTGTACCAATTGTCAACGTACCCGCAGAAGTTAAATTACCAGCAGTAAGATTTCCAATTAAATTAGCAGCATTGGCAAATAATGTATTAACGCCGCTTATATTACCTGAAGTAATTAAGTTTCCAACAGTAGCATTGCCAGTTACAGTTGCAGTTGTTGCAACTGTTAAGGTACCAGTACTAACTGTGCCGTTACTGATTAAATTTGCGCCAGTGATGTTACTATCCGCATCAATGGTACCAACTACTGCAACTTTGCCTCCAGCAAGAATATTTGTATTGGCATTTATATTATTGGCAGTAATATCTCCAGTTACATTTGCAAATCCAGAAATGTAAACATTGCCGCCAAAGAAACCATTGCCTGTGCTAACAGCATTACTAAGAGTAATTTGTGTAGCATTGCTTGATATCGATTGATTGCCAATATAAATTGTATTGCCACCGACATATAAACTCTTAAATCTATTTGTGGTATTACCTAAGGTATAAGTTAAATCTAAACTAGGAATAATATTACCAACAACTTCGCTGGTAGAATCCAATACCAGATTTTTAACTGTTTCAACAATATTAGCAGTTAAGTTATTAACTAAATTCATATTGCCAAAATAAATTGGCAAGTACTGTGCTACGTTGGCATTGCTATAAGTACCAGAAATTGGAATCCCGTTACTGTATAGTTGATTATTTACTACTGTTAGTGTTGCACCATCTAATACCAAATTGGCTGTTGCTACTAATACATTACTGCTAACACTTGTTAAATTGTTTAGTGTACCAGTATATGTTGGCAAGTATGAATGAACGTTTGTATTACTGTATGTTTCAGTAATGGGCACACCGTTTGCAAACAATTGATTATTAACAACCGTTAGCGCCGATCCATTCAAATATAATGTTTGGTAGATGTTTGCAGTATTGGCATTTAAGTTGTCGATAGCATTTAAGTTACCACTATGTGCTGGCAAGTAAGTATCTAAATAAGCGGCAACCGATAAGTTAGTATACGTACCAGTAATTGGTACACCGTTTACATATAATGTATTTTTTACTGCAGTGATTGTACTGGTATCTAAATAAAGTACATTACTAATACTGGCATTATTGGCAGTAAGGTTAGATGCTGTAATTCCGTTGATACTATTTAAGTTTCCGGAATAAGTCGGTAACAGTGCTCTTACATTTGCATCACCATAATTACTTTGAATCGACTTGCCATTTAGATATATTGTATTACCGTCTGTTGTAATACCGTATCCGCCGAGATCAATATTAGAAGCAGATATCTGTCCACCATAGGTAGGTAAAAAGGCTGCCACATTAGAATTATTGTAATTACCAGCTACTAACGAACCATTGACAAATAAATGTGTCCCGTCCGTTGTAATATCAGTACTGTTAATATAGATATTTGATACTGTTATGGGACCGCCATAGTATGGCAAATAAGCAGCTACGTTAGCATCACTGTAGCTACCTCTAAATGGTATTCCATCAACTGTTAGAATATTTTGAGCGTTAAACTCTAATACATGACCACCTAATGTAATACTATTAGCAATGGTTGCTGCAGCCCATGGATATGCATTGGAACCTATACTGAATATGTTGCCCGTTAACGGCAACAAATCTGTGTTGATTGCATCTGTACCTAGTATTGATTTACCGTTGGGATAGAAGAATCCGCTGGCTATAATATTGCCTATTGTAGCAATATTACCATAAGCTGCAATATTACCAGTTCTGATGTTACCAGTTGTAACAAAATTATTGGCTGTTATGGTGTTGCCGATTAGATTATCGGCGCCGTTACCTTGGAGAGCCGCATAAAGTTCGGTAAAGTTGTCGTTAACTTTAACGAATGCAGTTAGGATTGTCTCTCCGGTCTGTGTATTTGGACCGGTTCCAAGGTTAATTATCTGTTGTGTCATCCCGTAATCTCATATGGCTTTGTATATTTAGCTATACCTGCAGAATCGGAATTTGAGATTAGTTAGTTATTAGTATATGATAGTCAGTTGCCACATCAGTATATGGATATTTTCTAGTGCCCCCGGGGTAAACAATCTTAACTGCTCCACTGCCCCCAGAACCTCCAGCATAACTTCCAGCGCCACCGCCGCCGTAGTTACCCCCACAAGAGCTGCCACCATTGCATCCCCCAGATCCACCGCCAGAGGCTCCATTTAGCTGCCAATAAGTACCGCCTTTGACGATGTTCGTACTAGCAGGATTATTGGTTAAACCATGTTGACCTGCTGGGGCTATATTCCCATGAAGACCTATTCCTCCACCTCCTTGTGCACCATTCCAAGCTGCTGCGCCGCCGGCAGTAACATAATAATAGAAGCTCTCATCATATCCAAGAACATTAAAGTAATATTCCATACCAGAGTTCCATTTTCCTGGAGAACCGCCATTGTTTTGACTATTGCCGCTTCCTCCTGCACCACCTGATGAGCCATTGCCACAAGTGTATTGATACCCAAAACATAAATTAGGAGGATTGTTGGTCCCCCCTATACCTCCTGCACCACCTGAAAATAAACTAGGTGAACCACAATTAAGTGCACTGCCCCCTACTCCCCCTGCCTCCATTGTCGAACGAAACCCACCAGCACCGCCACCCCCACCACCAGTATTGCTGTTTCCTGCAGATCCACCGCTACCACCATATGCTTTTAGCATAGGTGTAGTCGTTCCGCTTACAGAAAGAGAACTATTACCACCAGCTTGGCCACTATTTGCCCCACCTGCACCTACTACAACTGTATAAGTTGCCCCTGGAGATACAAACATATTATTTCCGTAAGTTGTACCGCCGCCGCCACCGCCGCCGCCATATGAGGCGCCTCCGGCACCGCCGCCTCCAACAAGAAATGCAGATATTGTGTTTATATAACTAGGCATCACAAAAGTGTATGTGCCGGGCACATTAAATACTGCTTCCCCTTTTGAGGATGGTACATAAAATTGAATAAAAAATGACATAATAAATTGTGATAAATTGGTTAATTGTTAAGCATTTTTTTGTATATAAAGTATTACTTTTAAGCCAGCTCCACCGCTGTACGTTCCTGTCAATTGAATTTGAATTTGTGTATCATCGGGCAATGATGTTACTGCCAATTGGGTATTTTGCCCGACTGAACTGTAAGCACCAGTAGACAAAGTTGGGCTAATACTACATAACTGAGTGGGAGCAACTGGGCCACCATATATTATTCCAACAGTCAAAGTTCCGGAGTATAATGGGGTAGTTACACTTATTCTAGGCGGTTGCCATAATGTACAAGCAAAAGGCAACCTAAAAGTCATCACAACAGGTGAACCTGTTGCGATTGGTGTAGACTCGTCACCGCAAGCAACAGCAATATAGTCTCTTGCACCGTAACTCCATGAGTAATCATAATTTGTAGTACTATTTTTGAATAATACTTGCCCAGCTGTTCCTCCTGTAGGAAGACCTGGACCAGCTGGGCCTGCTGGACCTGTACTACCTGCTGGGCCTGCTGGACCTGTACTACCTGCTGGACCTGCTGGACCTGCACTACCTGCTGGACCTGCACTACCTGCTGGGCCTTGTGGCCCGGATGGGCCTGCTGGGCCTGCTGGGCCTTGTGGTCCAATATTTCCTATAGGACCAATTGGTCCTTGTGGGCCTTGTGGCCCGGCTGCGCCTTGTGCAACTGCACCAAACACCGCAGAGTTTATTCCTGAATTTTGTTGGTAAAATAAAGCACTAAAATACAATGGATTATATGGAAGAGAAGCCGCTACAGTTCTGACAGACGAACTCGATCCACTTACATAATATCTTACATAACTACCATCAAACACTATTGTAAATATGGTACCAACACTATAAGAACCAGTAATACCAGTGCTAGAACCAGCTTCATATATTATATATGTGCCACCAACTAAATTAAATCCGTAGTCTAAATATGCAGGAGTAGTCCCGCTAGTAGGATTCAACGCCAAGCCAGCATATATTTGATTAGTGTTAGATGCTCTAAAAGAACAAAAAGATCCGTTTAGATATCCTTGTACACTATATACCTGACTGTCGTAAGCAGTAGTTGCACCTGTTTTGCTAAAAGTATAGCCAGTTGCAGTACTTTGGACTGCGGTGCCAACTAATACAGGTGTCCAAGATCCGTTACCAGCAGCTCCCTGTGGTCCTTGCGGTCCTTGTGGTCCGACGGTTCCTTGTGGTCCTTGTACACCTATTCCGGTTGGACCCGATGGTCCTTGTGGTCCAACGGTTCCTTGTGGTCCTTGCGGTCCTTGCGGTCCTTGTACACCTATCCCAGTCGGTCCTTGTGGCCCAGGAACTGAACTAGCTGCTCCTTGAGGACCGCTTGGTCCTTGTGGTCCTTGTACTCCAGTTGGTCCTTGTACTCCTTGTGGTCCTGTTGGTCCTTGCACACCGCTCGGTCCTTGTGGGCCTGTGCCCATTGGTCCAAAAGCTATGTTAGTAAGACTTCCGTTCAATGTGGTAAAGCTACTTGCAAAGTACAAAGCAGCACCAGGGTATCTTGCTACAGAATAAACAAACGCTCCATTCTTAAAGAATTTTACAATAGACCCATCGTATGTTATTGTAAATACATCTGATGTAATATATGAAAATTGTGTACCGCTATTAGTTCCATTCAAATATACAATAGCAGTACCATTAATAAAATACCAAGCATAATCAATTGCAGGTGTAGGAGGAGATCCTACATTGAGTGTTAGGTTTGATTGTTGGCTTAGACCAAACATTATACCTAAGTTAGTAGTACTTGATCCACTGGCACTTGCATACGCACCAAAAACAAAACCTTGGGTACTGTATACCTGTGTATCAAACGTTCCATTGGTTCCTGCTACTTTGGTATATTGTAATCCATTTGTACCATTTTGAATCGCATTTCCAGCAGGATTAACTACAGGTGTCCAAGTACTTGCTCCGATAGTTCCTTGCGGTCCTTGTACACCTTGTGGTCCTTGCAATCCCTGCTGGCCTATTCCGGTTGGTCCTTGTGGTCCTTGCGCTCCAGTAGGCCCTTGTGGTCCTGTATTACCAGCACTACCTTGTGGTCCTGTTGGACCTTGTGGTCCCATTTCGGCTGGACTAGAATCTATCCAATAAGATTCGTAGTAAACATAAGTTCGTCCGGTATTGGTATTGTACCATAGTGCACCCACATTAGGCGAGACAGGTGCAGTACTGCTAACAGTTAAATTTGGTCCTTGCGGTCCTTGCGGTCCTTGTGGCCCATTTAATCCGCTGGGTCCTTGTGGTCCATTTAATCCGCTGGGTCCCTGTGGACCTTGTGTACCTGATGTTCCATTTACTCCGCTTGGGCCTTGTGGTCCCTGTGGGCCGTTCAATCCACTAGGGCCTTGTGGTCCATTTAATCCACTGGGTCCCTGTGGGCCTTGCGGTCCTTGTGTGCCTGATGTTCCATTTACTCCGCTTGGGCCTTGTGGTCCTTGTGGTCCTTGTGGTCCTGTCCCGCCAGGGCCTTGTGGTCCTTGTGGTCCTTGTACTCCTGACTGTCCGTTAGGTCCAAAAGAAGCACGATAAGATGCATAGATACTTTTTAATGTACCAGCATGATGTAGTGCAGAACCTGTGCTTCTAGCAACTGTTCTAAGCAAAGTATTATTATAATAATACTTGACATTTAATCCATCATAGATTACATACAACTGATCACCTGCTGACCAAGAACCGGTGACATTTTGATATGCGCCGTCTTCGTATATAAGATAAGTTCCGGTATTATTGATTGTTGTTATGTAAAAACCATAATCTATATAGATATATCTATTTGCAGGTGATCCAACTAAACCATTTACTGTGGTTATACTACTAGTACTGGTTAAACCAGCTGACATAGTATATGTAACATTTGGAGAAGTTTGAATCATTGGAGTTATTGCAGTATATGCTCCGTTGACATATCCTTCTTGTGAATATATAAAATCTGTCCAAGTTTCTGGAGTTGAACTATAATTTTCAAATACATAAGGTGTTACTTGAACATACGGAGTAGATACACCTGCAGAAAATACAGGATACCATTCTCCAGTTCCGCTCGATCCTTTGGCTCCTTGTGGACCACTTGGTCCTTGTGGTCCTTGCGGTCCTGGTACTGTACTAGCGGCTCCTTGTGGTCCTTGTGGTCCTTGTGCTCCAGTTGGTCCTTGTGCACCCTGTACTCCAGTCGGTCCTTGTACACCAGTTGGTCCTTGCGCGCCTTGTGGACCCGGTACTGTACTAGCAGATCCTTGTGGTCCGCTTGGTCCTTGAACGCCTTGTGGTCCTTGAACTCCACTTGGACCTTGTGGGCCACTTGGACCTTGTGGGCCACTTGGGCCTGTAAATCCAGTGAATCCTTGTGGGCCTTGTGGTCCTTGTATACCCGTTGGTCCTTGTATACCCGTTGGTCCTTGTGGTCCGGGTACATTACTAACTCCGCTTGGACCTTGCGGACCGCTTGGGCCCGATGGTCCTTGTGGCCCTTGCGCACCAGTTGGGCCTTGAACACCTGCTCCGCTAGGACCTTGTGGTCCTTGTGGTCCGGGTACATTACTGACTCCACTGGGGCCTTGTGGTCCGCTTGGTCCTGATGGTCCGCTTGGTCCTTGTGTGCCTTGTGGTCCTTGTACACCGTCTAGTCCAATTGGACCAATTGGACCTTGTGGTCCTTGGGGCCCTTGCGAGCCGTATTCCCCTACTAGACTAACACTCCAAAAAGATTTAGGAACTCCTGAAGTTTTTACATAATCGCTGGTTACTTGCCAATGTAAATTACTATACCCGTTATCTATATTAATATTAGCTAATGTGCCTTCAAAAAAGTTATAATCACTGTTCCAGACACGAATTCTATTACCAACTTGAAAAGCTCCAAGTTGATTAACTGTAAATGTAGGAGATCCAGCAGGATTGGCTAAACTAAAAGTATCAGTACTATATACATTAGTAAAAGTAAGACCAGAAGGACCTTGTGGCCCTTGTACACCAGTTGGTCCTTGAACACCTTGCGGTCCTTGTGCTCCAGTATTTCCTTGGATTCCAGTTAGGCCTTGTGATCCGCTTGGCCCTTGTACGCCTTGTGGTCCCTGTGGTCCTTGTACGCCTATTCCAGTCGGTCCCTGTGGTCCTGGTACTGTACTAGCGGCTCCTTGTGGACCGCTTGGTCCTTGTGCACCAGTTGGTCCTTGTGGTCCTTGTACACCAGATAATCCTTGATTTCCTTGAGTACCTTGTGGACCCGATGGTCCTTGTGGTCCTTGCGGTCCTTGTAATCCTTGTGCTCCGTCTAGTCCAATTGGTCCTTGTGGTCCTTGCGGTCCTTGTACACCAGTAGGGCCTTGTACACCAGTTGGTCCTTGTACACCTGTTGGTCCTTGTGCTCCAGTATTTCCTTGAATTCCAGTCGGCCCTTGGATGCCTTGGGGTCCTTGTGCTCCAGTATTTCCTTGAATTCCTGTTGGCCCTTGGATGCCTTGCGGTCCTTGTGCTCCAGTATTTCCTTGTATGCCTTGTGGACCTTGTGCTCCTGTATTTCCTTGAATTCCAGTTGGTCCTTGCGGTCCTTGAGCGCCTGTCGGTCCGGTAATATTTCCTACATCTAAGAATCCATTATGATGTGTTGAATCTGTTGTACTTGTTCCAGTATAAACCCATAAATGTCCAGTATCAGATGTTATGTATCCCCAACCTAATGTTTGTCCAGAACTCGGAAGTGCAGTGTAAACTGCAACAGACCCTTGAATTTCTACGCTAGTACCGGCCGGTCCTTGTGGTCCTTGTGGGCCTGGTACTGTACTATCTAAACCACTGGGACCTTGTGGTCCTTGCGGTCCAAGTTTACCGTCTTGTCCAAATTGTCCCGATGGTCCGCTTGGTCCTGCAGGGCCGCTAGGGCCTGATGGTCCGCTTGGTCCTAATGGTCCTACCGAGCCGCTTGGTCCTTGTGGTCCTTGTACTCCTGCACCAGTAGGCCCTGACGGTCCTGATGGTCCGCTTGGTCCTGATGGTCCCAATGAGCCGCTTGGTCCTTGTGGTCCTTGTACTCCTGCACCAGTAGGCCCCGACGGTCCTGATGGCCCTCTTGGTCCTGACGGACCAGGGCTACCTGACGGACCTGCAGGTCCTGCTGGGCCTGTTGGACCAGTTGGTCCCACTGATGTAACCAATCCTGAACTACCATTAACAATTAAATTACCGTTAATAACAAAGTCTTTAGTAGTAACAACTACATTACCAGTTGGATCTAAAGTGGTGAGATTGTAATTACCAGACGATATATTGTCATTCGAGCTCATGAATTATCCTGTTTTAGATATTTATTCCGTTATCAACAAAGCAAAAAAGGCTGTTACCAGCCCTATTTGCATTTTATCAAAAATTATTTATTTTTGTGTTTTATACAGCATCAGGAATTTGTACAAAACCTACAGTACCCGCTGCTGCGTCCACGTGGTATGGTTTTGCAGTTGTTGGTAACTGACTCCAATAACGATATTTGTTACCGTTAAAATCATAGACCCAACGATTTGTAATACGGCTAGCAAAGAAACCTGCTTCCATAATATAAACACCACTTGGGGGATCTCCATCTTGTAAACTGAAGTTAACTGTAACATTACCAATATTACCAACTGTTGCATTAATGGCTGTAATAACTACATTACCGTTAATACTTTGCTGAATGTTGTGAATGTTTGCACCAATTTTAATACCACTAGCATCACCAACAATACTTGATACTTGATAGTACAAATATGATGATGTTGCATTACCTACTGTGTCAGCAATATTGCCGCTGAATACCGTTGTGTAAACTGGGATACTCATTTGTCCTGGGCCGCCGTCTGGTACACGACTTGGTACTAGTTTGCAAACTTTTTTGCTTGTACCGTCAGTACATAAAAACTTGTGCGCACCTTTTTGACGCAAAATACTACCGTTAGTAGGACCATTGCCTGTGTTTACTTGTGCGTGTATTTGTGCTCCAGCTTGTGTGTATATACCACCAACACTACCTGGGTGACCTGTTACACCGTTGCTGGTAATTGTTTCTGGTCCAGTCTGACGATCTGTACGTGGTTGGGGATAAGTAACTCCGCTTACTGAAGTTGTTTTAGAGATTTTTAATTTTGCCATTTTATTTTCCTTTATAGTATGTTAGCGTTCTAAGCTACCCGAAGTGGCTGCTCCGAGAACACTCATTTCAGAGTGTGAACATACTTATTTACTTAAAATGGCAAAAATCTATCGATACTAATTAGTTTTTAATTATATTTTTCCTTTAATTTTATAATGTATCCAATAGACTCAATAATTGAGATGCAAATACTGTTTCGTCGACGCTTGTTTCAACTAAAGGAATAATCTTTTGCTGATACATACTTGCAAATTGCTCAGGAGTATATTTCTTACTATCTATAATTTGTTTTGATTTAGTATAATACTGATCAACTACAGATTGTGGCAACAAGTTAGCAAATGCAGTTAGCTTATCTGCGTGACTTTTATAATCAGGTGAAGTTGCTGCATTACTTAATATATTGTGTAGTACACAATTATCGATTGTACTATTAATTGTTGCCATTATTTTGTATCCTTATAAATTGATTTCCAAGACTTATCAGCTTGTTCTTGTTTAGTAAATAAACCAGTAATAGTCATTACACCAATCCATACTGCACTATTTACGATTGAAAGTTTATCGTATTTTTTACCTCTTAACATTTTAGTAGCGTTATCAAAACTCCACTTAAAGTATTTTGCTTTTAAGGTGCCTTGTTGTTTGATTGCCGGTATTACTACCTTAGGAGCAATTATGTGATAACCTTTGTGCAATGCGCGGCCAGCAAACGACTTGTCAAGTACTTCTGCACCCCAAATGTTAAGTGCTTTGTACTGTCTCGATGTCCATAAACCTTGTGCAGTTAATGCACTGGCTACTATACAACATCCATTTTCAACTGTAATAGTTCCTATATTTGATGTTCCGCCTGGTCCAGTTACTGTATACGTTATAGTCAAAGTGCTGTGATTTCCAGAAGGGCTTCCGCTGTATAATATGTCTGTACCAGAAACTACTGCACTACCAGATCCTGTTTGAGTTAATATAGTAACACTGTTATAACTACCTGTAATGTTGGTAGATAATCCTAACGAATATCCTACTACTAGTCCGTTAGGTGGATTAGGGCCTACCGCAAAATCTGATGCAACTGGTGCAGAGATGCCAGACGAACCTTGACCAAGTCCAATAAATATTCCAGGACCAACCACGATACCTGATTCAACTTTAACTCCATATGGTAATGACATAATTAAATTCCTATGTTAGTATTATTTATCAAGCCAACAAAAAAGGACCGCAATTGCGGTCCTTTAATGTAACTTCCCATCCCGAGGGTAAAAAGTTTTTTTCCAATATTATTGGAAAGAAAGATTTGCTACACTGATTTCACTCAAGTAGTCGCCTGCATTGCCCAAAGACGAAGCAGTATTTGTTAACTCTACGTATCCATAACGTGTCATAAAGCCAACTACTGGTTCGAATGTACTTGGGTCAAGAACAACTCCAGAACTCATCAATGGAATATATGGGCAATAGAACGCAGCTGCATCAGCTTCGCTAGAACCTTTATATCCAACTAGAACTGCAGTTGAGTCATTTGCATAACCGTCAACATAAATTCTCATTGCGCCGTTCAATGTACCAACAAACTTAGTGTTTGTAGGTGCTTCAAATGTACCTTCTGTTGTACGAGCAAAAGCTGAAGTAGTTGCAGATTGCAATACTGTCAAAGCTGCTGGTGATACAACTGCCCAGTTACCTGCGCCACGACGTGTGCGTTGAGCAATCAAGTTAGCTGCGCGGTTAACCAACACTGCCAAAGCGGCGTGCTCGTCACCTACGAATGTAGCTGTACCTGATACTGCGGCTTGGTCAAAAGCGTAATCAGTAGCTGCCAATGAACGTAGTGATCCTAGGATCTCTTGGTCAATTTCAACTGTGATTTCTTGTGCCAAAGCTGCCATAATCTCTGCTTCGATATCTAAACCGTGCATTGATTGTGCATCTTGAGCTGCTTCAAATGTCCAACGTGCTGACAACTTGCGAGTTTTAGCCTCAACAACTTGTTTCAAGATTTGAACATTGATACGCTTACCTGGTTGACCCTCTAATGAACTTGTGCTTGAAGCACGTCCAGTAGCAGTACTACCTGAGTATGCAGTAGCAATTTTGAATGGGCTCAATGCCTCGTCACCAGCTGATGCGCTAGTGTCGAATGGACTTGCTGCCGAACTTGTTACTGTATCTGCATAGCGAACACGCAATGTATGGATCTGTGCTACAGGTCCAGTCATTGGTTGAACGCCAACGATTTCATTGGCAATAACTGTAGGCATAACACGACGGATAACTGGTAGAATAACACGGTTAAGTGTTGCTACGTTACCTGCGGATGTTGCGCCAGCAGTTGCATTTTCTGCCAAATGCTTACGAGTGTTCTCAAGGATTACACCCATTGTGGTTCTTCTAGAACCGCTTAGACCTTCGAGCAGGGCATCTTTTGTCTCGCCCCAACGGCCTTCTAATAGTGCTTGTGTCATTTATTTTTCTCCTAATTAGGGTTTATTTAAGCCCTGCTAAACGCTTGATTTCGACTACATTATTATAGTCGGGTTCGGCGCTGACCTTAGCAGTTTTATCACCAGTAACTTCTACACGACTCTCTGCCAACACAGCCTTTTCAGACTTAGGTAACACAGAGTTATTTAGAACTGCTGGTAGATACTTTTCAAATGCAGACTTCATTCTGTCGGTCTGCACGTTTTCGAGTAACTGGCTCATTACAGCCTGTTTCTCTTTGTTTAGAGGCTTCAGTAACTCGTTAAGAGTTGCTGTACGCTCTTGTGATTCTTTGATAATACGAATTTCACGGTCTTTTGATTCAACTAGTGCAGCTTTACTTTGTACAACCTTGCGGGCTTCTACAATTTGTTGCTCTCTTTGTTTTAATGCTTTTGTTAATTTAGCGATTTGTTGGTTCTCATTTAAGTGAGTAACAGCAAATTCACTAGCAAATGCTTCAAACAAACGACGGCCAAAACTGTTCTCACGAGCAATTTGGATATCTTCTTTAAGTTGAGTCAATTCTTTGTTTAGATGTTGTGCTACAGATTCTTTAACAAGGGCAGCAGATTGTGTAACAAATTTTTGTTGTAAGCCTGCTAATTTTGCTTTAGCTTCACGTACTAAACGAACTTTTGTTTCTACTACATCTTGTTTGTCTTTTGCAAATTCTTGAATTTCTTCGCCCAAAGTGTTAACAACAAACTGTTCAAGTCTACGGATGTTTTCTTGATAAGTTTTACGATCGCTACGTAGTTCTTTGATTTCTTCTGATAGTGTTCCCACTAAGAATTTATCAAAGTTACCTGCGCTTTCGCTCATGCGTTTAGCAAAGCGAACACGGTCAGCAGCAACTTGTTGTTTTTCTTCTGCAAATTCACGAATTTCTTTTTGGAGACTTTCTGTAACCATTTTGTCTAAAGCTTCGACCATTACACTTTTATCGTGCTCGTAGCGGCCAGCAAACTCTTCACGCATTTCTGCACGAATTTGTTCGCGAGCTTCAGTTAACTTAGATTCCCAAGCTTCGTTGATAGACGCTTTGGTTTCCTCGTTAATGATGCCACTATCTACTAATGGTTTCAATGCATCAAACATTGGCTTCTCCTATTATATTTTTAAGTCTTGGATAAGGCGTTTTACTTCCTCGGCCAAATACTTCTGGACTTTTTGATTTGCACCGGCATCTCTTGCCATATCGAGAACTCTATGGCCTCCACGCATATTCATAAGCCCTTCGTAAACGGCTTTTGGGTATGCATTAGGCGCACTGGGTTGTGCAACTATATCAACTGTGACTATCTCAAAGTCACTTACGTGGCCAGTTCCCTCGTTAACGTTTCCGCTACCACGACTGGACACTCCTAGTTTAACTCCGCTTTCCAGCATTGTTTTAACTAAATTCCCCATTGGTGTAGGGAGAATCTTTAACTTACCAAAACCGTTAGGGCCATCCATCCACATTTCTGTGATCATATGACTTACACGGTCTAGGTTAATTTTCAAATCATCAGGATGATCTAGTTCGCCTAAGACGCTATAACCTTCCTTCAATTGTTTGTGTATACTTTCAACAGCTTCAGCAATTTCCTGAACTGGATATACACGTTGGTTAGCGTTCTTCACACCGCCTTGTACGAATATACCCTTCATATAGAGATTCTTACCTTTGCCGTCCGCAGAGTCTTCCGCCAGAACTTCCATTCTAGCGTTATCAAAGGTTAAATGTTCTCTTAGTAAGTTCATTGCTTATACCAATTAACGAATTTTGCCGCCAATTTCTGACTTCTTGTTAACTGGAACAGAACCGTCAGAGCCTACTGTCTTACCAGACTCGCTATCACCTTTGCCGAAGCTACGTGATGCTTTCTCTTTGTAAGCTGTCTTACCAGAGTCGCCGCCTGGGGTATTTTTGAATTTGTTAGCGCCTGGCAATTCACCACGCTTCTTAGCATATTCATTTTTAGGTTGCTCAATTGCTTTACCGTCCGGATCTTGGTTTGCACCACCTTTAGCAATATTAGCAGTAGAACCGCCCATATCATTCTTACCAGCAACAATGCTCTTAGAATTCAATGCGGGCTTATCACCACCTGCGCCAACTGTGTTGCCGCTTTCGCCATTGCTAAACTCGCCCTTATAAGGCTCGCCAATTTTCTCAACGTATTCACGAATCCATTCGGCTTCGGTCATTTTACGTGAGTCTTTTTTCATATCTTTCTTGTTAGACATTTTAGATTCAGACATTTCTTCTTCGTCGTCTTCCTCTTCTTCGTCCTCTTCTTCGTCTTTGGCTTCCATCATACCAGACATTTCGTCCATGTCTTCGTCGCCCATCATTTCTGAATCAGGACCGCCAACATCGTGGATACCAGGATGATCGTGCTCTTCAGCTTCTTCACCTGCCATCAATGCATCAAATTCTGCTTTGAGTTCGTCAAGAGCATCTTCAAGATCCATTACGCGATCTTCAACATTGCCTTCTTCTTCACCGTGCTCCATGTCGCCCATTTCGCCGTCTTGCTCCATGCCGTCTTCGTCTTCTTCTGACTCTTCTGAATCAAAATCTTCCTCGGCTTCTTGCATTCCTTCTTCGTCATCAGAAACTTGGTTAGCAAGTTCTTCAACTTGGTTGCCACCAATTTCTTCTAAATCTTGTTCGTCGATTAATGACTCATAGATATCACGTGATTTGCTAACCACAATATTGTGGAAAAGCTCACGAGCTTTATCTTCTTCACCATTAATGATGTATTCAATTAATTGTTCATAGTTGTTCATATTCGGTTCCTTTTATAAAATATGTAACGGAATTCTGTATAGTTATTTACAGAATTTAGTCAAAAGTAGGGTTAAATGGGCGTTTTTTAAGGAAAAATACGGTATAATTATAATCCAAGCCCGCCACCGCCCTCAGCAGCAGGTGCTTTGTACTGAGTTTGTAGTGTTTCTAATTTCTTTTCTTGCTCAAGAGTTCTTACATCATTCATGATGCGCAGCTTGTTTAACCTAGTTAACGTAAGACGAGTTTTGCGTGTATCGTCCGCGTGAATAACGCTATTATCGGACTTTTCATCACGATAACCTTTTGGTATTGGTTCAAATAATTCTAATATTTGCATATGGATATTTACCGTATTTGCCGTCAAACAGGTGCATTGACTGCATTAGTTTGTCCGCCACCGAGTCCGCCAATTGCTCCGCCAGGTGCACCTGTACCCACTGTGCCACCTTCTTCACCGCCAAGATCCGGCATTTCAGCATTTTCGATATCAGTATTCATACCGCCTGGGCTAATACCTACACTACGCAAATCGCTAGTTTCTGCAGGTGCGCTTTCGATATCGCCTTGTTCTTCTTTCCACATACGCTCGTTATCTGTCATTTCTTCTTCAGTTAATCCCAAATAACGTGTTAGCAAGAAACGCTTACTAAGGTAAGGATATCCTTCTAATTGTGTAAATGATCCAATTCTGGCACCATCAACTTCAGCTTGACGATAGCTGGCAAAGTTTTGTGGCTCATTGAACTGCAGATCAAATAATCCGCCGTCAATATTGATACCTCTCCAACGCAAGAACATTTTGAATTCTGAATCTAATTTTTCCACCACCATACGTTGTAGTCGCATACAGTATTGATTAAAACGCCATTCTTGAATTAATGCGGTACCAACACGGCCATCGCTAAATGTGTTACCGTTACTGGTTCCGTCATCTAATCCGGTGGGCAAATAGCTGGCAGGAATACGCAAACCGCGGAATAACTTATTGGTAAAAAAGTGCAAGTCAGTAATTTCACCTAGGTTTTGTCCGCCCGGTAATGTATCAATTTTACTACCACGACCGTCCGCAGTCTGTGGGAAGAAATAGTCTTCGTTGGTACTTAATGGATTGTATGTGGCATCCATCATATTTTGTCCGCCACCTGTTTGTGTGGGGATACGACGTTGATGTACTTCGTTTTTAACACGATCCACAAAGGCCATGGCCATATGACTAGGCATATTACCTACGTCAATGTAAAAAATTCTACGCTCTGGCGCACGTTGCACACGATAGATAATAATTGCATCTTCAAGCAATTCTTTTTGTTTGAATACTTTGAATACATTTTCCAGTACACTATTACCAAAAGGCCAGCTAAAGTCAAGTCCTTCTGTTAGTGTTAAATGCACTACGTGTTCTGCATTAATTGTGCTTTCGTTTTGAGCGTGCGTAAATCGACTGCCGCCGCTATAAGGGTTTTTAGGTTGCACATATGCACCTGAACTACCGCCAACCTGCGGATGATTAACACTAACATCACTGGTGTTGACCTGTGTAGCAGTTAAATTTTGAAAGTTAGGGCTAAGATCTTTGACCACATATTGTTCAGGTTTTTTACCGTCGGCTTCATTGACAATAACTTTAACAACTTTTCCCATCTCAACCCACAATAACTTAAAGTTCTCAGGGTCTCGAATAAAGATCTGATCTCCGTATTTGATGGTATTTCTAAAGATTTTGAATATACGTTTGTTTAATTCATTCAAACTTACCCACTGTGTTAACTGTTCTCTTATGATGTTAACTTCATTATCTGTGGGTTTTTCTTTCCAATAAAACTTAAAAGCGGTGCCGTTTTCTTCGTTCTTTTGTGTACTAAACTCTGCTAAAATGTCTAAAGCAGCGTTAACTTCTGAATCCATATCCATTTGCTCGTACTGATTGTAACGTTCAACTCGATTAGGATGCCCGATATAAACTTCAGGTAAATTGCTTTGGTAATTTTTATAACCAAATTGTGCGCCCGAACCGTTGCCCAAGGGACTAACTGCTCCCCCGTTATTAACTGTTCGAAAATATTTTTTCCAAGCCATAGTATATTACTGCCTTATGTGATATTTACCTAATTTTAATAAGCAGCTTTTAATATTTTTTCCTGTATACCTATACTATCTTCCACTGCATCTGCTACTCTTTCTAGATATTTTGTCTGATCACGCATTGCATTAGTCAGCATAGAAAAATCAATTGACACAGGTACATTGCCATTTTTAAGTGGTATAACTGCTTCTGGGCCATCTTCTCCTGCTATACTTGGCCCTGAAGTAACGCCTCCGTCGGCTTTTTTAGGTAAATTTAACTTATCAGCTAGCCAATCGCCAATCATAGTGCCAGTTGTTGCACCACTTACTGCACCGGCAGCCGCACCAACTGGTCCTGCTCCCAGTAATCCAACAGTACCTTCAAGTCCTGCTCCGAGTGCGCCAGCACCAATGTCCAACATTGTTCTGCCGTGTCTATCCATAAAGGAAGTGTTATTTCCACCGCCCTTACCAACTCCTGCTTCTTCAAGCATTTGACGCACACCTTTGACTGTTTCTAATACCACTTTAGAAAACTGTCCTAAACTGTCAATAACATCGCGTTGCACTAATAATTTTAATGTTTGTGTTTGAGTTGCAACATCTGCTACTGTTTGCGACAATCCCTGTGCGTTTTTAGCAAGTTGTACATTTGCTTCTGCTGATTTAATTGCTTCTGCAGTTGCAGGTCTTATTTCTTCAAGCAATGCACCAAATCCTTTTGCCGCTTGCCCAGCAGCATCTGCAGATCCTGCAGCACCTGCAGTAGCAATACCAACTGCTAAACTGCCGGATATCATATCTTTTTGTATTTGCGAATTGTACTGTGCATTAAGCTCTCTTGCTCTAAATTCATCTAATGTATTAGTTTGAAAAGCTTTATAAGTATCCCCTACTAGGTTACTCATACCCTGACTGGCCGCTTGAGCCAGTGCACCTTGCTGATTAACTATTGTACCAAAGTCTACCATATCGATAAAATTCTTGCGTTGAATTTCATTCATATTTCCCATGGCTCTTAGTACTGCAGCTTGTTGTTCGGGTGTTTTTTCTGCCAGTTTTTGTTGGAATCTCAATTGGGCTGCATCTTCCCTAGCTTTGTCCATCTTCTTTTTAGCATCTTCTCCTGTGATTGCAGTGATAGTTCTTAAATTATCAGCATACAATTGAGTTTGTCTTGCTACTTCTGCGTTACTTGCTCTTAGCGGACCGTTGTTCTGAGTCATATCCTTCATGGTTTCAGCAACCAATCCAGCTTGCTCTTCAAAACTGTAACCCAATTTTAATAAACTGATTCTCATTGAATCACCGCCTGAGTGCAATGCTCCGCCAATCCTTTTGGCTCCTTCGGCCATTCCCAATCCAGATTTAGTAATTATGTCTGCATTATTTTTTACAACATTTGAAAATTGATCCACAGTCAAGTAGGCATTTGCGGCCGCATTGGTAAATCCATCCATACCAGTAGCAAATAATGCACCAGCAGCTGCAGATTGATTAAATGCAGCAACTAACTTGTCTGCTTCTTGAGCCAGCAACTGTATACCAGCTTTGGCCAATGCACTGAGTTCACCTGCGACAAATTTTGTAACTTCGCCTAGCCCTTGCAAGGCAAGACCAGCTACCATTCCTCTTTTGCCAAATCCCATTATTGATGAACCAACATCTTTAAGGGTGTTGCCCAAGGTATTGCCTTCTGCAGCCGCTAAAGTAACTCCTGTAGACATTATGTCTGCAGCTATCTTAAATCCGCTGGCATTGCTGGTTAAATTGCCTAACAAGCCACTGGTAATATCTTTAGAAAAAGCATATAAACTTGCAGCAGTATCACCTAGCGCCTTTCCCAGGGTATAACCAATTTGTACAGAAGCAACTTTGGTCTGTAGCTTTTTAATTTCTTCAACTAGTTCTGCACCGCCTAGTCCCAATTCTTCTGAGAATTCGTCAGTGGTTTTTCTAAGTTCCCTAAGACTGGCACTTTGTCTTCTGTTAGCGTCTGAGCTTTTAAGAACACCATCGTCTAATTTACTAAACCGTTTAATCAATGTATCTAATTGCTGGTTGCCTTTGGCAAATGTTTTATTAGTACTTTTAGTAGATTTTTTTAGATCATCCGTGGCAAAGCCAAATCGCTCACTGAATTTTTCTAATGCGTCTGTAAATTTTTGAAGAGACTCTTCACTTAAATCTGTCATTGGTTTTTACCGATAAATATGTATATCAACTATTTATAGGATTCAAACCATGAGTTCCAAAGCTCCTAACCCATTAACCAAACATTTTCGCCAACCTGCAATTTATTTCAAATTGCCCAGCAACGGAGAGTACTGGCCCCCGGGTAGTATTAATATGAGCCCTACTGGAGATATGCCCGTATACCCAATGACTGCTCAAGACGAAATTACACTAAAAACGCCCGACGCACTTATGAATGGACAGGGACAAGTTAATGTTATTAAAAGTTGTTGCCCAAATATTGTAGATCCTTGGAAAATGCCCAGCATTGATGTTGACGCAACACTATTGGCTATTCGTATTGCCAGTTACGGTGATACCATGGAGTTTAGTTCTAAATGTCCTGCTTGTAACGAAGAACACAATTATGGATTGCCTTTAAGCACTATATTAGAAAGTATCCGCCCAGCTGACTATAAAACACCAGTTAGTGTAGACGGATTAGCTATCAAACTAGCTCCTCAACTGTATTTTTCATTGAATAATATCAATTTAATTAAGTTTGAAGAGTCTCGTATGTTGCAGACCTTAAACAATTCGGAATTAGACGATACGACTAAAGCTGCTGAAATGGAAAAACGTTTACAAAAACTAGTCGAATTAAACATCAAAGTACTAGCTGACAGTACAGAATCAATTACTACACCAGAGGGTATTGTGGTCACTGACAAAGAACAAATCAGTGAATACTACAATAATGCCAGTAATCAAGTTATTAAAACTGTACAAAAAAGATTAGAAGAAATCAACGAAGAAAATAGTATAAAACCACAACCTGCAGTTTGCCAAGATTGTAATACACCATTTGATATACCTATCGTATTTGACTACAGTAATTTTTTCGTCTAAGGCTTTTGAATCTCAGTGACACGCAGGAAATTCTCGAATTTATCAATCAATTCGAAAGAGAAGCAAAAGCCGTTAAAGAGGAAGCTCTGCGTATATGTTGGTGGATGCGAGGAAGTATTACCTATGACGATGCCATGATGTTAGGCAATCAAGATAGAAGTATTATCAATAAAATTATTAACGAAAATCAAGAAGCAAGTAAAAAAACTGGACAACTTATATACTAACGAGATGAGCTTGTGCTCATCAATCACTTTCGCTATCGCTCAGTGATGCACTGTTTTCTTTTTCGCTGCTGCGAAATAGTTTCATCCAGATTAATCAGTCACACTTTGCCCGCGCAGGGCAAAGTGAAATTGAATTACTTCATCCGAGTAGCACAATCACTTAGCGTTACAACAATTACAGAGGCGGTTGGCCGGTACCTCGAGTTGCGTCTTCCCAACGGCGACTTATATAAAATACGCTAACATCTTATACAAGCGTGTGCTATCGCTAGCACGTCATTTTCGCTTTATTAACTTAAAGATTATCTATACTCCTGACAGATAACCTGCTTTTTAATCTTTCAAACAGCAAAACCACAGCTTTTGTGATCGTCGTCCCACCTTAGGGATAGTTGCTGAGTGCTCTTGGGCGCAAAGAGTCTTCTGTCCGGGTAACCCGTGGTCCCCTTGTCATAGGCACATGATTTTAACCTGTGCGAGTCTTAACTGCCTGAATTGTTTACTGTATCTTTTGGTTTTGCTTTTGGTTTACTAGATGCTTTTCTGCGTTCTAATTCAACTAAAAACATGGTTCTTGTACCACGATCACTCCAATTGTTTGCTGCCCAGATTATATAATCATCCGGTAACTCACTTAGGAAACAACCTTTGTACTTTCCCCAAGGCATTTTGGTAAAAGCATACTCATTCTTTTTACTGACCATAATAAAATCCTGTTAACCATTTAACTTGTTTTTGATGTGGGAGCCATGAACACGGACCGAGATTTGTCCGTTATAATAATCTGCTGATTCTAAGACTTGGTGTCTAAATTGCTCTCTTGCTTCGATATAGCTGCACTCTGCTTTACTCTTACAAAGGTATAGTATTTCCCTTGTAAAATTTTCAGCCCCTAGTTCAGCCACATCCTTGTTTAATTCGTCGTTTGAGCCATAATATTCCCGCCAGTCACTGTTGACCTTTGAGCGGATTTTCTTTTTCTTTTTTGTGCCGTTTTTAAGTTTTACTGTTTTGTATGTTGTTTTTGAGAATTTGGCTAATTTCTTACCTATGTATTTCCTATTGGAAACGTTGTTAGTGATAAGATACACAAAACCTATACAATCTTCAGGCAATTCCTCGATTATATTGTTTTGAAAGTACCACGTCACTCGACAACTCCATATGTAATATAGTTATGCCTGTGTGAGCCATGATAAAAAATTATGTTATTTCTACTGTACTGTCGTACTCTGTAAATCCGTTGCTTTTTACTACTTTTAGTATATTGTTAACCCTGCTGATCAGTTCGTCTTTGTGACTTACTAACCAAACACTCTTGTTGGCCTCTCGGCTCATCTTTTTAAGTATTGCTAAACTGTTTTCAACGCCCGAACTGTCCAATCCACTATCAATCAACTCGTCGATAAACAACAAGTTAATAGGTTGATATAGACCTTCCCAAACATCTCTAAAGGCCCAGCTCAAACTTAAAATAAGCCTATTGCGTTCGCCTCTACTGAGATTGTCAAAGTCTAGCTCTCTACCTAATTCTTCAATGCTAACAGTTAAATCGTTTTGGAATTTAACGGTATGTGGTAATCCAATACGGTCTAAGTACTGACTTAGGCGTGCATTCAAGTAATTGAGATTCTGATCAATGATCTTTTTACGTATAAAACTGTCTTTGTTTGTCAACAACTTCAACAAAAACTCTTGATGTTCTCGAATTTTTGTTAAAGTATTCATTAAATCGTAGCTGACTTCTTGCAGAGCCTGTGTTTTCATATCGTCAATTTGTTCTGCAAAAGGGTCAGCTTCGCTTTCTTTACTTACAATCTGACTTAATAATGTAGACATACTACTACGATGTTCAAAAGCATCTGCTTCGGTGTTGTAATAAACTTTAGGTTGTGCACCTAACTCACCCAGGTCTGCCAGTGCTTGAGTATGCTCCATCCATTGTGTGTTGGTAGCCAATGCTTGTAGCGCAGCTTCTTGTAAAGCACTACGTTTAGATTCCAACATCTTTTCGTGGCTGTCGTCGTGTAAGTCTTGTCCACAGGCGTGACACTTGTGATCTTCTAAGGCAGCAATATCAGCTCGCAGTTGATCGATAATTTTGTTTTCACGTTTTTCATCCAGCTCACACCGTTTTATCCAATTGGTTAGTTCGGTAATGGCTTTGCGTTTTGTGTTATAAGCATTTAAGGCCTGATGTGCAGTTATCTCTGCTTCGATGTCTAATTTTGCCAGCTCGTCATAAGCCACTTGTAAAGAAGATAAATCGTCGGCTTTTTTCTTTTGCCACAACGTTTGTCTGCGAACCAATGCATCTATTTGTTCTTTAATACGATTGTTAGCGTCATTTACCGCCTTAAGACGGTATTCTTCTTGCTGGATAGCGTCTTTTGTTGTTTTATTTTGTTCTTTTAATACTTCTGCACGCTCACTTAGTAGTGTAATACCCAACAATTGTTCGATAATAGCACGTTGATCGTTGGCTTTCAAGCTCAAAAATGGTTCAGTGTAAGTATTCAAAGCCAAGATATGTTTGAACATATCGTGACTCATAGCAAGCAATCGTTCAATTTCTTGTTGTGTTTCTCTTGAATCACCTTGACTGTTGTCGTCTTTGCTTTCCTGTTCAGCATCGTTAACATAAAACTTCAGTACATTGGGTTTTCTACCACGCTCAATGCGATAGCTCTGTCCATTACATTCAAAGTCAATGGTTACCAACATACCTTTGGTATTGGTCTTGTTGATTAAGTTATCTTTTTTAATGTTGGTTAACGCTTGGCCAAAGAGTGCATAGCTCAGTGCGTTAATGATAGTGGTTTTACCTGTACCATTACGTGCACCACTGTCGTCTCCTCCGAGATCAAGATTCTCTCCCAATACAAGAGTTAAATCTTCTCTGTCAAAGTTAATGGCCTGTGTAGCATTACCTACACTCATAAAGTTGCGAACTGATAAACTGCGAATTTTAAGCATTAGTTATTTTACAGGTTTCTATAGATGTCGAGCAAGAGATTGTTGTCGTAATGTTCACTGGAGATAGCCGTTAATTGATTGGTTACAATTTGGTCTACACTTTCAAAGTTTACGTTACCTTGTATAGCATATTCATCTAAATCGGTACTACGCTGACTGATCAGTGTAATCTCTCTCAGATTATGACTGCCTAAATAAGTTTCTTTGATAAAGTTGGCTTCTTCGTAACTGATATCAATATCAAGATTTACTCTAACGTGCATTCCGGGTTTTAGTACTGCATCTGCGTGATTCAATATGGTACTGAGTCCCATAACTCGATATGTGGGCTGATCCGGCCACGCATAGTGCACAGGATCTTTGCCCCACTCCAATACAGTTAGTCCTCGGTCATCATCTCCAGAGTCTGCATAATTGTGCGGAAAGCAATTACCAATGTAGGTAATATTTTTTGATGTTTGTCGTTTATGAAAATGTCCGGTGAACACGTGTTCAAACTGGTCAAAGTGTTCGCTTTTAACTTCACCATGATCTGGCATCTGTATCATGGCATTCATATAAAAGTTGGGCAATTCAAAATGCCCAAACATATATTTTCCTTTTAGTTTAGGAATTCTTTTATAATCATCAGCCACCAACCAAGGGGAAATGACCACATTACCATCGCTGAACCAATCATTGCATATTTGTACATTTGGGAGATGCTTTGCCCACGCAACACTTTGAACATCTCTTTTGTCGCGATAGTACAGATCATGGTTGCCAGGAATGAAATAAACACGATCAAAATTATCATTTAAGTGCTCCAACGCTTCTAAACTGTAGGTCAACGTTAAAATATTGATATTGGCACGATTATTGTGCCAATCTCCCAAGAACATTGCAGTTTCACAGCCTTCTTCTTTGGCTTTGGTTGTAGCCCATTTGACAAAATTCAAACAGTCTTCGTTGTGTAATAGACTATTGGACTTTAGTCCAAAGTGTATATCAGTGAATAGTGCAGCTTTCTTAAATAAATTACTCATCGTATCCTTTATTGTGCGTGACTATACAGTTTACACTATTGTAAACAAAAGATCAATCTTTTCGAGTGTCTGTTTATTCTTCGTATGAACTACTACCGCCACTCATACCTTGTCGAGTATAACTGGGGTTTAAGTTGTTCATTTCTAAAATATCGTCTCGAATGTTTTGATTGCGTTTCTCTACATTAAGCACACGGGTAAAACTATTGGTAATGGCCGCAGTATAGTAAGCAAATGGATTTTGACTTTTGGACTCATCAAACTGTAGTCCAATTTGGCTCAGTTGCAATAGTGCTTGGCTGCGCATTTCGTCATTATATGTATAACCACGCCAATTACTACGAGTAGCATAACGCTCACACAGTTTCATAAACATATGAGCCAATTTATTGGTCATTGCGCCGTGATCCTTGCTGAACTCTCCAGTTTCCAAATCACCTTTCCAATGGCTTTTGCCCACTAGTACTGGGTTACCTTCTTCGTCTACTCGATAATGATAAAACGGTGGAAAATTTACTTTGATATATTTGTTGTGTTTTGGGTCTTCTTCGTCGTATTCGGTATGGGTAACTTCGTCTTCATCTTCGAATAAGCCTTTGGCAACATCTTTTGCTCTACGAGTTTTAACATCGTCAATTGGTACGTGTTCCCAAGTCATAACTCTAAACACCACATCAGTAGCAGGAATCTTTGTGTATTTGATTTCAAACTGATCCATCTTTTGCTTTTCACCAGTGGCTAATACTGCTGCATCATAAGCAGCTTTGGCCAAACGCTCAGCTCTTAGTTTTCTAGCTTCTAACGTGTTTTTCTTGTTAATTTTTTTAACATTATCTAGAATGATATCGTAGTCTGCACATTCTGGCCCAATGTATGAACAGTATGTGGTTTTACTTTTGTGTATCTCTTTAAGAATGTCTTTGTTGTTAAGGTAATTAAACTTAATTTTAGTTCTCCTGGCTATAGATATATATTAACACTTTTTACTACGTGTTGTCAACCTTTTTATAATATGCCCAGATTTTATTTGCCATAAATATTTAACACAAGGCACAATAAAAATGGCAGATCCGATCCCAACCCAGGCAATATATCCAAACGGACAACCGTATACTCCTACGAGTACACGACTTGCGGCATCTGGGCTGGTACCCGGGGGCTCGAACCCCTATCAGCCATTATCTGGATCAGTAGTTGCTCCTCCTACATACGTAAATGCTGGTGGTGGAGTAGTGGATACTACACAGGATTGGCGTATCAGACTTAGTTTTCAACAGACAGTAGCCGATTTATTCTATAATACTCCCAATTCACTGATGAGTCCATTGTCGATAACAAATGGAGTAATATTTCCTTATACACCACAAATTACTGTTTCGCATACTGCAAGGTATGGAACCAATACATTAACACACAGTAACTACGCCAGTTACTTTTACGAAGGTAGTGAAATTGGAGCAATTAGTATAACCGGAGACTTTACAGTACAAAATGTAGAAGAAGGCACATATTTAATGGCAGCAATACAGTTTTTTCGAGTGTCTACAAAAATGTTCTACGGAAAAGATGTGTTAGCAGGAACTCCTCCCCCAATGGTATTCTTGAACGGATACGGTAGCGAATATTTTCCAAACGTTCCTTGTGTAGTAACTAATTTTAGCCATACGTTACCATCAGATGTTGACTATATGGAAATTCCTGCTGGTACTAATGCAGTAGGTGCTCCGGTTAGATTGCCAACACTAAGTCAACTACAGGTAACTCTGCAACCTGTTTACAGCAGAAATAATATTGCCAATAATTTTGGATTAGTTGATTATGGTGCCGGAACACTAAGACAGCCTAGCGGCGGTTCATCTGGAGGATTCCTATAATGTCAGCAACATACAGTAGACATAGCCCTTACTACGGTGCAAAATATTTTGGTAATTTCATGGACGTGGTCAATATACCAGTTATACCAGCAAAATATGACGATGTACTGTTTACAATAAATTTAATTTATCAAAATCGACCAGACCTATTGGCCTATGACCTATACGGCGATGCTAACCTTTGGTGGGTATTTGCAGCACGTAACCCCGACAGAATTGAAGATCCTGTTAAAGATATGACTCCAGGGTTACAAATTTTCATACCTAATAAAAATACTATTACTGCGGTGTTAGGATAATCAATGGCATCACAACTTGGCCAAGCTGCAGCTCAACAACAAGGCGCATCAGTAAGTAATTTCTTCAACGGGTTATTTAATTCTCAAACACCTACACCAAATCAGCCAGTTCCGGTATTACCGTCAACCAATGCTACTTCAACTGCAATACCTGCAACGCCTTCTGCTGCAATTTCAGCAGCTGCTGATCAGCAGAAACAATTGGATATGGCTTATACTGCTTGGCAAAATTCTATTGCGCCAGGTAATGCACTAGCAGATTGGCAAAATTCTCCAGTACCGCATTCTGGGCCAGCCAACACACTGGGAGGTGCAACTTCAATAACTGCTGGATCACCTAGCGATCAAACATCGTCTGCAGTAAGACCATCTACTAATTCTTTAGACGGAACTGCGGGTACATCTTCGCCTAGCGCGAATACTGGTACTAGCAATAGTTTGTCATCCCAAGCTGCGGCCTTTACTCCGCAAGCAAATCCACTACATAACTATGATGATTACACTTATGGGTTAAGTCTACACTTGTTAGATATGAATACCTATAACAGTACTATCAATAATCCATCTGGGTATACTCCTCAAAATGTATTGATTGCCAGTGCAGGTAGATTTCCTGTGTCTTCAGGATTGCGTGATCCCAACTTCACTGAAGATTTTTTCTTTGAAGACTTTAAGATGAGCACCTACATCAGTACTACAACTCGAAACAGAAGTAGTAATCTAATAGAAGGTAGTTTTACACTAGTTGAACCTAACGGGTTTAGTTTCATTGATAGACTAGTAAAAGCATCATTGGATAAAGGCATTACCAACTATCTTAGACAACCTTACATATTGCAAATTGATTTCTTTGGCTATAACAATGACGATTCAGATGCGGGCCCAGACTTTGTGGGACCAATAGATGATTTGAAAAAAGTGTTACCTATACAAATTGTAACAATGAAAACCAAAATTACAACAAAAGGTGCAGAATACGCAGTGACTTTTGTTGCATTTAATCATTCGGCATTCAGTGAATTGTATGGAGTAACTCCTGCAAACTTTGGTGTTGTTGCCAAAACAGTAAGTGATTTATTTGGCACAGGCGGAGCTGCAGGTGCTGGCGGTACTACAGACGAGTATGGGTTAGGTGGCGGCACCAACGGTATCATTGATGCCATGAACAATCATCAGCAAAAATTATTGCAAGCACAACAGATTAAGGTTGCTTCTACTTATAGTGTTGTTTTTGATCCTAGCATTGCATCTTCGCTAATTCACCCGCAAGGCGGAGCTCCTGTAAATTTAACACACGCTGCCGTGGGCAAAAGTAAATCAGGTATAGATTTTCAACAGGGATATTTTAATATTCCAGCTGGTACTAGTATAGATTCCCTAATAGAATTTGCAGTTTCTAACAGTGATTATTTGCGAAATCAATTGTTAGATCCAACATCGTCGTATCAACAAGGACAAAAAGATCAACCGTTGAAATGGATAAAAATTATACCTAAAGTAGAATTGATAGACTACGATCAAACATTAGATCAATACGCTTATAATGTAACTTACTTTGTTAAGCCCTGGACTGTTAACAGTAGACATCCCAATGGTCCAACTGGCAGACAACAAGGATGGGTCAAAGAATATAATTATATTTTTACAGGCGGTACTAGCTCGTCTGGGCAGTCTAACAGCAATAGAGATGTACTTGATTTGCAAATTGATTTTAACTTTATGTACTTTAATAAAGTAACAACCAATAGACTTAAATCAAACTATCCTAAAACTGGTGCTGGTAGCGAAAAAAACTTAAAACAATCCTTAGACGACGGAACACCTCCTACACCCACTGCTGAACAAAAGCCTAAACAAAATAATTCGCCTGCCATTGCTGGCACACATTTGATTGCCAGCTATGCTGCTTCTCATAAAAGACAAGGAGCAGATCAGCAAAACGTCAACACCGGGCAAGATGTATTAAACAGTTTTATCATTTCTGGTCAAGGCGATATGATTACCTTAAAATTAAAAATAATTGGTGATCCACAGTTTATCAAGCAAGACGATATCTTTTACGGACAAGACAGTAATCCGCCGGACTCTGCACTATCTAATCTAGGCAATATGCCAATGGATTCAGGGGAGTTGTATGTTTACGTTAGATTCAAGAGCCCTATAGATTACGATGAAACAACAGGACTGGCTATACCAGATAAAAATCCTTACGCCAACAAGTTTAGCGGAGTATACAAAGTTATTTTAGTACAAAATCATTTTAGCCGAGGAAAATTTGAACAAGAATTAGAGCTAGCAAGAATTGGATTTGACGATTCTGACTTAGATTCTATACCAGCCAATTCTGCCAGAATAGACGATTATCTAAATCAAGGCTTATCAGTTACACAAGCTGCACAAGCACAAAGTGCCAGTGGTCCTTCTATAGTTAATAATCCTGTTGCCACTGCTGCCGCATCTGCCGGCGGTGCATCGTCTGGCGTTAGCTCTCCTGGCTTTGCAAAATCTTTAGAAAATACAGTTGTTGCACAAGCAGAAGGTGCAGTGGTTAATGCAGTGGTTGTTCAGCCAATTCAAACAGGCATTACTGCGGGACTTAACCTAGTGGGTAGTTCTGCAAGTAGTTTAATTGAGTCTGGAATATCTGGCTTAGGAGGATTGTTTTAATGAGTACTTATAGCGGGTACATGAATAAAAATCGTCAAGCCAGTTTCACTGACTCGACGAAAAGTATTATTCCCTTAACACCTGGCATATATGTTGGTGTGGTTAAGCTGGTGGACACTGGCACACGCAGTGGATTGTTGCACGTTTATATAGATGGATTCGGAGGTAACGACCCAACTAATCCACAAAACTGGTTTAAGGTTTTGTATGCTAGTCCTTTCATGGGATCGACTCCTGGGCCTATAGGTAGTTCAGATCAAACTAATTCATTTGACAAAACAAAACAAACTTACGGATTTACTATGATCCCACCGGACATAGATAATCTTGTATTGTGTTGTTTTCCTGAAGGTAAAATGATAGAAGGCGGATACTGGTTTGCGTGTGTTAATCACAATCTAAGTAGACATATGATACCTTCAATAGGTAGTTTGCCTAAGGAGTTGATTGAACCAGACAGTATACCTGCTGCTTTGGCACAGTATGTTAAGCCCGGAAATATATATCCCACTGGAGAATTTAATGAACAAAATCCCGGTGTATTCAATAGTGGTTGGGCTGGAGAAGCAAAACCATTGCATCCTTATCAATTGGCGCATTTGATTAATCAAGGACTCCAAGACGACCCTGTCAGGGGAACACTAACTAGTAGTGCTCAGCGAGAAGGAGTCAGTGGAGTATTTGGTATTAGCACACCTGGCAGACCTATTCCTGCCCAAGACAGTCCAGATTATACAGATCCAGTTACCACTCGAGTAGGTGGCCATAGTTTAACAATGGACGACGGGGATGCCAATAAAGAAAGTATATTAACTAGATTGCGAACTGCAGCCGGGCATCAGCTATTGATGAACGACAGCGAAGGGATACTATACATTAGCAATGCAACTGGCAACAGTTGGGTTGAACTGACCAAAGAAGGCGATGTGCTGATTTATGCCAAACGAGATCTGAGTATTCGTACTCAAGGCAACTTGATGATGCACAGTGATATTGATGTCACCATCAATGCCGCCAGAAATTTTAATGTTTATGCTGGACAGTCTGTTAATACTGAAAGTTTAACAGTTAACACCACTGCTAAAGATCTATTAAATGTTTATGCAGGTAACGGACAAATTGCAACCACACAAAATATGTCGTTATTGGCCGGAGGTTTTATTGGAGTAGAAGCAGCAGGCCCACTTATATTAACAGGCAAGCCAGTAGATATAAATGGCGGAGCACAGGTACCACAGGTAAATCCTCCAACACCTTTAACTCGATACAGTCTATTTGATACTATAAGCGATGGTAACATTGGTTGGAAAATTGAAACTAATCATATACAAAGTGCGGCCTATAAAGTTCCTACTCACGAACCCTATCTTAGATCTACTCAAAGTTCTGCAGAGGCACAAGCACAAGCTATTATTAGAGGAATAGACATCAAAGGTAATCCTATTTCAAGAGGGTTAACTGCCAAAGGCTACGGCGGTAGTAAAAATTCTAACATAGGCCCAGGCCTGGCTGCCAATCAACCTGCTTCAAATTTGGCACCCACTAGTTCATTCTTAAAGCAACCTGCTCCTGGCAAAGGATTAGGAGCATTGAGCGAGGATCAACTACAGGCCTATATGGCTCAGGTTGGATTTAATGAAAGTGGCGGAAATTACGGATCTAAAAATCAATACAATTATCTCGGCAAATATCAAATGGGCGCAGCTGCACTAGCCGATGCTGGATATGTAAAACCAGGCACAACACAAGCCACAGTGATGAATCCTGCAAATTGGACAGGAAAAGACGGATTAAACAGTCCACAAGATTTCTTAAATAACCCTTCTGTACAAGAACAACAGATGTACAACTATACTGCCAATAACTATGCAGCACTACAAAGAACTGGAGTTATTACTGCAAATACCCCAACTGATCAAACTGCAGGATTCCTGCAAGCCAGTCACCTAGTAGGAGCAGGAGCAGTAACCACGTGGGCACAACAAGGTATTAGCAGCAGTGATGCTAACGGTACAACTGTTGCTAGTTATTATAACAGAGGCGTTTATAGTCAGAGTCAAGTTCCTACTATACAGGCCAGCAATGCCAGTAGAGTTCCAATGACGTCAGTGGCATTGCGTTAATTAAGGTGTAAATACAATATGGCACTATATAACGGATTCAGTACTGCGAATGGCGGTAAAAAGTTTCGATTAACCGATTTCAAGTTGGTTAAACAAGACGTCACGAACAATTTTAATATTCGCAGAGGCGAAAAGTTGATGAATCCCAGTTTTGGTACTATTATTTGGGATAGACTGTTCGATCCAATGGACAGTGATTTGCAAAATGCCATCACCAATGACGTTTACAAGATTATAGCTTATGATCCAAGAGTCTCTGCAAGCAATGTTGTAGTAACAAAATATGACAAAGGTATACAAATTCAATTTGATTTACTGTATATTGCAACAGGCCAAGTTTCTAAGTTAGAATTAAACTTCAGTAACGAATCTAATTCAATGACCACCAACTAAAACTGTACCTTTAAGTTAGCATATTTCAAATGCAATAAATACTTAAAACGGGAACAGTATGGCAACCACATCCAGACAAAATAGTCTACTTGTTAATCAAGATTGGACAAGATTATACGAAAGCTTTAGGAACGCAGATTTTCAAAGCTATGACTTTCAAACCTTGCGCAAAAGCATGGTTGATTATCTACAACTTTATTATCCCGAGGACTTCAATGATTTTGTAGAAAGCAGTGAGTATATTGCTTTATTGGATTTAATTGCCTTCTTGGGACAAAGTTTAGCATTTCGTACAGACTTAAATGCCCGTGAAAATTTTATTGATACCGCACAACGCCGTGACAGTATTCTTAAATTAGCCAAGTTAGTTAGTTATGTTCCTAAACGTAATCAAACAGCATCAGGTTATTTGAAATTTGTCAGTGTCCAAACCACTGAGCCAATAAGTGACAGCAGTGGTATTGATATTACCAATGCTATTATACGCTGGAATGACAACACAAATATCAATTGGTATGAACAATTTGTGTCGGTTATTAATGCATCTTTGCAGTCAAATCAATACATAGGTAAACCCAGCAATAGTCAAACTATCAACGGGGTAGTAAATGACGAGTATCAGATCAATACACCCGCAAACAACTTGCCAGTGTACGCATTTCAAACACAAGTTGAAAGCACAAGCTTGAATTTTGAAATCGTCAGCGCCAGTAGTGTGGGTAAAGACTATATCTATGAAGTAAGTCCACAACCTAGTGCACCGTTGAATATTCTTTATAAAAACGATAACTTAGGCAATGCCAGCAACAACACTGGATTTTTTGCTTATTTCAAACAAGGTTCATTGCAAAATGTAAATTTTGGAGTGACTGAAAGTGTACCAAATAATCTAGTCAGTATCAATTATAACAATATTAATAATACTGATGTTTGGTTGTATGAATTGTCCAATGCAGGTACTGTTCGTTATGAGTGGACACAAGTTCCAGCAGTGGCTGGTGTTAACATTATCTATAATAACAATTCTGCACAAAAAAGCTTTCAAGTGAATACTCGCAACAATGACCAAATTGATTTAGTATTTGGCGACGGTACTTTTGCACAAATTCCACAAGGTAGTTTTAGAACATACTTTAGAACCAGTGCAGGCCTTGCATATAAAATTACTCCAGATGAAATGCAAAACATCAAATTGAGTATTCCCTATGTCAGCAGAGCTGGCAGATTGGAAACACTGACCATAGTTGCAAGTTTGAAGTATACTATTGCCAATAGCATCGCCACTGAAAGTATTAAAGATATCAGTACAAGAGCTCCACAACAATACTATACACAAAATCGTATGGTTACTGGAGAAGATTACAATACTTTCCCTTATGGTTATTTTAACAGTATTAGTAAAATCAAATCTGTTAACCGCAGTAGCAGTGGTGTAAGTAGATACTTGGATGTAATTGACACTACAGGAAGATACAGTAGTACAAATATATTTGCAGATGACGGTGTTATCTATAAAGAAGATGCCACTAGATATTTTGATTTTACTTGGAATACAACTGCAGACATATTAAAAGTAATTGATAATCAGTTAACTCCTATCATCGAAAATTCGTCGATGGCTCATTTTTATTACGAAAACTTCAATCGTTTTAGTTTAACAAATATGGCCTGGAATAGAACTACAGTTGCTACAGGAGCAAGTACTGGTTATTTTGTAAGCAGTACCGGAACTCCACAAGCAATTGGAAGTGATGTAAGCGGCAATAACTCTTATCTAACACTTGAAAGTATCGTAGTGTTTAGTCCTGGCACAGGCAACTATTTTAATAGTCAAAATGAAATAGTAGCATTACCTGCGTCTGGGGTATTACCTCCCAACGGACAACCGTTATTATATGTGGCAGTAACACAATTAGTAGGAACCGGTGCTCAAGGCGTGTTAACATCAGGTCTTGGTCCAGTAACTCTGAGCCAAAATGTACCGTCTGGTGCAATTGCAACCACAGTTATTCCAAGTTTTAGTAACTCTTTTAGCAGTACATTTGTTGCTACTTTAATTAAACTAATACAAAGTTACACAGAGTTTGCGATTCGATTTGACCAAGCTACCAACAGTTGGGCAATTGTTTCTTTACAAAACATAAATTCTACTAAGCCTTTTAGTCAAGCCAATCAAGGTTCATCCAATGGCACTAACAGTGACAGCAGTTGGTTACTGAATTTTACAGTCAATGACTTAATTTATACAGTGACTGCTCGAGGACTTAGTTATGTATTTGAAAGTGCAAACCAAACTAAATTTTATTTCGACAAACAAGTTAAGATTTTTGATAGTGTAACTGGATCAACAATACACGACTTTGTTAACGTACTAAAAGTAAACGGAGACCCAGATACAAATCAACCTTTGCAGGAAAACATCACTTGGTTTATTGACAATCAAGTAGCAGAAAGCGACGGTTATGTTGATAATAGTAAAGTGTTAATCACATTTGCCGATTCTAATTATAATGGCGTTCCCGACAATCCAGATATATTCAAAACCATTGTTCAACCCGATGTTGATGTTGCCAAGAAGTTGGTATTCTTCCAAAAAACGTATGGTTACGATAGTTTTATTACCTATACACTAGTCGACAATACCACGGTAAATGTTGAATATCCTAATCAACAAAGTATCAAAAATAAATTAGCAAACTATCTGGACGGTCAATTGTTCTACGCCACAGATGAACAAAATTTTTACTTGTTATCAGTGACTAATGGGGTCTATAGCTTATCGGCCACTGCAGATTATATTGTAAAAACTGGAAGACAGGGTTTATATTTCCAATACAGACACAATGCTCCAGGAAACAGACGCATAGACCCAAGCCCCAGTAATCTTATTGATATGTATATTCTGACAACTCAATACGAAAGAGACTATATTTCTTGGGTAACAGACACAACCGGTGCGATTGCAGAACCCAGTGTACCAACTAGCGAAAGTCTTAGACTGTTGTATAATGACTTGGAAAATTATAAGAGTGTAAGTGATGCTATCATTTATAATTCTGCTACATTCAAGCCTTTGTTTGGCTCTAAAGCAGATTCTACACTACAAGCTACTTTCAAAGTAATTAAAAATTCAAATGTAAATGTAAGTGACAGCGAAATTCGCAGTCAAGTGCTAATGTATATTAACAATTACTTCAACACCAGTAACTGGGATTTCGGCGAAACTTTCTACTTCACTGAATTAGCCACTTATATTCAACAAGCAATGGCACCTAACATCAGTAGTATCATTATCGTTCCTAACACTGCTGGTCAAATTTATGGTAGTATGCAACAGATTAGCAGTGGGCCAAATGAAATATTAATCAGTTGTGCCACTGTTGAAAACATTGAGGTAATCACTGCTATCACCGCCGCTCAATTGAACCTACAAAATCAATTGGTAAATACTATTATAAACTAATCAGAACGAGTTATGCCAATTACAAAAACGGTAAATCTGTTACCAGGAACATTCCAAAGTGAAACTAATAAAAAGTTCTTAAATGCAACTTTAGATCAGTTAGTAACCGAAAGCAACTTAAAAACAATCAGCGGATATGTAGGTCGCAAGTTTGCTCCTGGGTTTGAATCTATTACAAACTATATCAGAGAACCTGACTTAACTCGAGCCACTTATCAACTTGAGCCTAGTGTTGCAGTAACAGATCCTGCGACTCAGGACATAGAGTTTCATGTAACTTATCCCGAAGTACTACAACAAATTAGTTATTTTGGCGGAAACGTAACAAATCAAAGTAGACTGTGGGACAGCGAGTACTACAGTTATGACCCGCACATTAATTTAGATGCGTTTATCAACTTTACACACTACTATTGGGTACCTGAAGGACCTGATAGTGTATTCGTAAGTGCAGGCAACATCTACTTAAATTCAGAAATTACAGTATTTCCTATTGATAGTCAGGGTGTTTACAATTTTAGCAATTGGAATCAAATTGCCAATCCTGACTTGGTGTTGGCCAAAGGGTATGCGTATAATTTTCACGTTAATCAGCCAGGTAAGCCTTTTTGGATACAGAATGTTATAGGTGAATTCGGCACACATCCTAATATTGCAGGAGTAACAAATAACGGTATCGATACAGGTACCATTACTTTTGTAGTTCCAACAGACGCAACACAAGGTACTTACTATTATCAAGACGGAGTAGTTACCAGTGAGCAAGGAACTATTCGTATTATTGATCCTGCAGTCAACACTATAAATGTTGAAACCGACATATTGGGACAAACACGTTACATCAGCCCTAATGCAGTTGAATTTGTCAATGGTCTTAAAGTTAGATTTGACAATACTGTAATACCAGAAACATATCAAAATAAAGAATATTATGTCGAAGGTGTGGGTACCGGTATTAAACTAGTAGATGTTCAAACGTTGTTAAATGCAGAGACTGGATCTTTGGGATCCACAGTTAAAGATTATATAACAATCAATAGAGCCAGCAGTGATGTTAATCCTTGGAGCACTAACAATCGTTGGTTTCACCAAGATGTAATCACAGGCAGTAATGTCCCTACAGTGCCATTAACTGCAGACGAAACAGTATATCCTTATCCATTGGCTGCAAATTTAACTGCAGATACAGATTTTATTACTGCGGATCAAACAGAAAGATCCAGTCCACAATTAAAAGGCCTTGCAAGAGCCAATAGACCTATTATTGAATTTGAAGCAGACTTAAAATTATATAATTTTGGTACCACTGGTATTACTCCAGTTACTCTATTAGATACCACAGTAACAGAACCTTTTTTAACTTTAGAAGGCAGTAAAGTTAAGTCAGTCAATGGTATAGTTACTACTACCATAGACGGTGTGCCTTTGACAAACGGAATGACTGTGATTTTTGCTGCAATGCAAAATCCAAAAACTCCAGAAACTGTATGGAAAATAAATTTTGTTGACGAAATAGGAATAGCCAACACAGATGTCAAAACAATACATTTATCATCAGTTACTGCGGCAACTGAAAATACCAGTGTCACAGTTACCAGTGGTTTGAAAAACAGCGGTAGTTATTATTACAATGGTGTAAATTGGATTCGTGCACAACAAAAAACATCAGTGAATCAACCGCCGATGTTTGATGTATTTGATGTAAACGGTGTTAGCTTTGGTGATACTGCAGTTTACCCTGGTAGTAATAGTTCTGCGTTTTTTGGTACAAAAATCTTTAGTTATGGAGTTGGCACAGGTGTTGCCGACAAGGAACTTGGATTCCCACTGGTCTATAAAAATATCAATAATATAGGTGATATCGAATTTGTTAATAATTTTGACAACGATACATTTGTTTATACTGTTGATAAAGTCAACTACACTGACAAAGTAAATCGTGGATACTTATATAAAAATGAAGGTTCTTCATCGTTTGAAAAATTAAATGTATGGCGTACAGTAGTCGAGCACAGTAAACAATATCAGGATATAAGTTACATATTTGACGGCATTACAAACTCATTTGCTATAGATGTTCCTCCTGCAACAGATGCAATAATTCCTTCTTTGTTGGTATTTGTAAACTATCAAAAATTAACAGTTGCAAGATATACTGTAACTGCTGGACCGAATAATACACAAATTGTTGTTATAGATTCAACAATTCTTAAAGATTCCGATAGAATAGATATTTTGGTATACAGTACACAAGTGAGCCAATTTGGTACTTACGAAGTTCCTGGCAACTTAAACTTCAATGCTCAAAATGCTGTGTTAACTACCCCAACATTGGGAGATATGAGAAATCATATAAACAAACTAACGCAAAACAGTACAAAATTCTTGGGTCGTTATCCAGGTGTTAGTAATTTAAGAAATATTGATGTAGTAGGGCAAGGCGGAACTATTCTGCAACAAAGCGGACCTGTTACTTTGGCATCAATGTTCTTGACAGATGACAAATTAAATTTTGTTAACAGCATCAAAACAGCACAATTTGAGTATGCAAGATTTAAGAATAAATTTATAACCTTTGCTGGTAACAGTAACCAATTGGTTTTTAATACTGCTGCTGAAAGTGTTGATTATATTCTAAAACAAATTAATAAAGCCAAGAACAAAACATTCCCTTGGTACCACAGTGATATGGTTCCTTACGGGGACAATAAAACAATTACCACACATAAAGTAATAGAAGCAGCCATAAGAAATTATGAAATCAGCAGTATTTTTAGCCCTACTACTTTAAGCAGTCGTGCAATTTTAGTTTACCATAACGGATCGCAACTGTTGTTAAATCGTGATTATACGTTTATGACCAATAGTGCTGGTGTTAGTTTATCATCCAGTGTTACGCTAGCCATTGGGGATCTAATAGAAGTAGTTGAATATCTAAGTACAGATGGCAATTATATTCCAGAAACGCCAAGTAAATTAGGATTATATCCAAAATATAAACCAGGTATAGTCACTGACACCACATATCTTACTACACAACAGTTTATACAAGGACACGACGGCAGTTTAACTCCAGTGTTCAATGATTTCAGAGATTCTTTATTACTAGAATTAGAAAAAAGAATTTACAATAACATCAAAGCAGTATACGATGAATCAATTGTAAATGTATATTCAGTTAAACCTGGTAAATTTAGAACCAACACCTATAGCCCTAAAGATTTTAATTTGATATTGAGCAGAGGATATTTACCTTGGGCAAATTCAAACCAATTGGATTATACAACTAATTCTACTACTGATTTATCAAATCCTTTTACATTTAACTATGGTGGCAGCATTGACACAGTCAATGGAGAAACATTGCCCGGTAGTTGGAGAGCTTGTTACGAGTATTTTTATGATACACAACATCCAGACTCTGCTCCTTGGGAAATGTTGGGATTTACAGAAAAACCCAGCTGGTGGAATACACAGTACGGTCCTGCACCCTATACCAGTGGTAATAAAATATTGTGGGATGATTTAGAAGCTGGATACATTGCACAAGGACCACGTCAAGGCATAGACCCCGTTTTCAGTCGTCCCGGATTAAGTGCAATTATTCCTGTAGACGATAGCGGTAACAGAATTCCACCATTGGGACTGCTAACAAATGACACAATAACTGACCATTTTGTACAAAACTGGCAAGTAGGACAGTATAGCCCAGTAGAAACTGCTTGGAGAAACAGCAGCGAATATGCTTATGATGTGCAAATAGCTTTGGCATTAACCAGCCCTGCAAAATATTTTGGACTAGGTGTTGCAGTACACAAATGCAGATATAATTATGACTTGGGTCAGTTCTTATTAGACACAACAAACTTTAGATTGACTCCTGCTGATATTGACATAAATGGCTACACAGATTTGTCAGGCAATGTTACTCGTGCTGCAGGATATCTAAATTGGATTGCAGATTATCAAACACATTTAGGCATACTGTCGTCTGCCACTTTGCAACGATATGCACAAAATTATACTGTACAATTGAGCTACAGAATGGCAGGATTTAGCGGAAAACAATTCCTAAAAATACTAGCAGAACAAAATAGTCCTAATTCAATTAGTGATAGTGTTATTATTCCTGAAGAAGATTATTCTTTAGTATTGAACAAATCTACTCCTATAGGCAATCCTAGATATAGTGCAGTTAGTGTTGAAAAAACATCAGACGGATTCAAAGTCACGGGGTATGACACATTCAATCCTTATTTTACTGTTGTTATACCTAATACAACTGGCAACAGTTATGAAATATCAGTACTAAAAGAATCAGCTGCTTACTACACTGAATTCACCAACTACAAAATAGCAGTACCATACGGCACAACATTTTCCACTGTTCAACAGTTGGTAGGATTCTTATCAGGTTACGAACAATTTTTAACATTGCAGGGATTTAGATTCAATTACTTTGACACAGACCTCGAGCAAATTAGAAATTGGGCACTAAGTGTAAATGAATTATTATTCTGGGTGCAACAAAACTGGGCAGTGGGTAGTTTAATAGTATTAAGTCCATTTGCAGATAGAGTTGAGTTTGGTCGTGCAGATGGAGTAGTTGATAAAATCTCTAATAGTTTTTACGGCAACAAGATAATGAATCAAAATTTCATTACTTTAGATCCAGACTCTTATAAGGTTGTCAGAGATGATAACTTGTTTGTTTTGGCTACTAATTCTAAGAGTGCTGATATGATAGCATTTTTAGACTTGAGTGTTGTTCAATACGAGCACGCAATTATATTAAACAATAAAACACAGTTCAATGATTTGATATATGATCCTGCGTTAGGCCAACGACAGTTTAGATTAAAATTAGTCGGCAGTAAAACCAATGGTTGGACTGGAATATTAAATCCGCAGGGATTTGTATACAACAATGATGTTGTGCAACTTTGGGCTGCTGGAAACGATTACCTTAAAGGCGATCTTGTACAGTACAAGAATTTCTATTATACCGCTAGTAAGGATATTCCTGCCACATCAACATTTACTTTTGCAGACTGGTTACCATACGATAAGAATCGTATGAATACCGGACTAATGAATAACTTTGCCACAAATGCAAGTATGGGTCGTCATTTTTATGATACCGACCACGTAAATCTGCAAAGTGATTTTGCACAATATGCATTGGGATTAATAGGCTATAGAAATCGCAGTTACTTGACAGAACTAGGTTTAGATGATACTACTCAAGTAAAATTCTATCAAGGATTTATTAAAGAAAAAGGCACACACAATGCCATTAACGCATTGGCTGATGTAAGTTTCAATTCACAAGAATCCAACAGTATTGCAGTCAATGAAGAATGGGCATTTAGATTGGGCAGTTATGGTAGTTTAGAAACCAATCAGTATGTTGAGATAGTATTAGACGAAAACTATACATTAAACAATCCCACAAGTTTACAGGTTGTTGATAATGCAACAGTGGTATATGCAAATTTATACACCAGTGGAACAGGAGTACATAAAACTTCTGCCACTGATAAAGTATGGACAAGTCCGTTCTTCTTGACAAGAACCACAGATAGCGATTATACAAATGATATTCAAACTGCTGGATTTGTTAATTTAGATGATGTAGATTACACAATATTTGATTTAACAGACACTTCTACACTAAGCGGAAAAGTAGAAGAAATTGGTGCAGGTAATATTATATGGTGTGCGGTTGATTATACCAAAGATTGGAATGTATATAGAGTAAATGAGTCTACCACAAATGTAGTTAAAATTACCAATGCACTAAATGGCCGTGTACTAATGAAAACTGACGGCTATCACGGACTCAAAGAAAACGACACAGTTTTAGTATCCAACAGCAGTCAATTTGACGGATTTTATAAAATTGAAAGAGTAGAATCACTGACAAGTTTTGTAGTTAAGTACAACGGAGATCTAACTGGCTTTAGTGGAACCACAGAGTCAGATGGCCTACATAAATTGGTAAGTTTACGTTTTAATGAGCCCAGTGATGTTATTTCTTATACTCCAGTTAACGGGTGGACTGCTAACAGTAAAGTATGGATCAATGACAATACTGCAAATAACAATTGGGCAGTATACAACAAAACAGATCCTTGGCAACCAATTTTAAGCTTTGCAACTGAAAGCCCATATGCTGGCGCCAATTTTGGTACAAGTGTAAAACTTAGTGCAGATAATAAATTAGCAATAGTTGGTGCTCCTGGATATGCCAATGGAACAGGTGCACTAGTTGAATACTTGTATGCTTATTCAACTACTACTGGAAAATTAGCAGAAAACTCTACAATCATTGGATCTGCACAAAATACTGCCGGTATGGGCACAAGTCTTGCATTAGGTTCCAATCATATTGTAACTGGAGCTCCTGGCAGTTCCGACGGGTCAGGCTATGTGTATGTTTATACTAAAAACTTCTTGGGCGTTATTACTCAACAACAAATTTTAGGACCAACGACTACAAATTCATCAGAATTTGGTACTAGTGTTGCAATCAGTGAAGATGCACATTGGATGTATGTAGGCGCACCTGGAGAAAAAGCAGTTTATGCGTACCAATGGTTCTCTAATTTAACATCAAGTAGTCAGACATTCTCTGCTACAACAGGATCAGACACACAGTATATGATTACTGATTTTACAATTGCAGGACCTGAATTTTTAACTGCAACAGTAATTACTTCTTTAGAATCATATACATTAGTATACGGCACTGGTTTTACAGTATCGGGTACTACATTAACTTTTGTCAATCCTGTGCCTGCCGGTACACTGATTGTTCGTCAACAACCTGGTTACCAGTTGAAAGATAAAATATTTTATAACAACGGTGACAATAATTTTGGCTACAGTATTGCAACAACTACCGATGGCAGACAAATTGCAGTAGGTGCACCCACTGATAATGGCGAAGCAGGTAGTGTTAGTATATACGACAGAACTGTGGAACAATTCTTAGGTAACGGAATAGAAACTAAATTCAGTAGCCCCCGTGAGTTAGTTTACACAGATAGAGTTTATGTAAATGATATTTTGCAAACTTACGGTACTGATTATACCATTTATAGTGTTAGCGGTTATCCTACACATCACAGTGAATTTGAATTTACAGTTGCTCCCCCACAAAATAGTATTGTTACAATAGAAACAAATCAATTCAAATTACTAAAACGATTTAGCAATCCAGCCGGAACAAAAGCACAGTTGGGATTCAGTGTTGACATTGATGCAACTGACAGTACTGTATATGCAGGAGCACCACACGCAAATACAAATAGATACTATGCTGGTCAAGTCTATAGATATGTAAACCAAGCAAGAGTATACGGAACCATTACTGGTAAAGTACAAAACCCAACCGTTACTCCTGGTAATAGTATTAGAATCAACGACTTTGAAATTATATTCATCTACAGCGATTTAGATAGCACAGTAACTGCAATTAATAATCACTTTATCCCTGGATTGTCAGCGGCTAATGTCAACGGTTATTTGCAATTGACAACAACTGCAACTGCAGATTCAAACAAAATAAGAATCTTACCTGGAATGGGAAATAGTATCCAGGATTTGGGACTAGATGTATTTGTTCAAGTTGAAATTATCAATAATCCGACTAACAATGCATACGACTTGTTTGGACAAAATGTAAAAATTAATCCATCAAATAATGTATTGGCAGTATCTAGTACTGCTGCTATAACAAGCGAAGTTACTATATTTGATACGGACCATATAGCCACTACTTTTGATTCTGGATCAATGGTGTTTGTTGATGAAGTGATTTCCGGCGGGGTTTGGATGTTTAGCTATTTGGCAAACAGTAAAAATGATATTGCTGATCCTGGAGTATTTGCATTTGTTCAACAGATTAATCCCTACAGTTCCGGAATTAACCCATCATTGCAACCTTATGTTAATTTTGGTAGTGCGATAGATTTTAATTCCACTGAAATGATTATTGGATCTAATTTTGATAATACATATGGTACCGCAGCTGGAAGAATTTATCAATTTAGTAATCCTGCAGGACTATTGGGGTGGGACGTTTATACCGCCGAAGAACCTGAAGTTGATATTAATTCTATTGTAAAAGCATTTGTCTACAGTGATAAATCACAAACAATTACACATACCCTAGATTATATTGATCCTGCAAAAGGTAAAATATTGGGAATAGCTGAACAAGATATCAGTTATAAAGTGGCACACGATCCCGGTGTTTACAATCACGGAACAAACGGTACAGTTACTTTAGACTCTGCGTTCCACTGGGACAGCAACGAAGTTGGAAAAGTTTGGTGGGATCTTAGCACAGTACGATTCTTGAACTACGAACAAGGCAGTATACAATATCGCACTACAAACTGGGGAGGAACATTCCCTGGCAGCAGTATTGATGTATACGAGTGGGTAGAAAGTATGTATCCACCAAGCCAATATGTAGCCACTGGTGGAGACGGGACACCAAAATATCCAGACAATAGTGCATACAGTACAGTAAATTATGTAGATCCTGAAACAAATCAGACTATTGTAAAATACTACTATTGGGTCAAAGATAAGTCTACAGTTGACGTAAAATTAAAGAACAGAACTGCTCCGGTATCAGCAATTGCAAGTTATATAAAAGATCCTAAAAATAGTGGGGTCGAGTATTTTGCTGCAATCAGAAATGATAGTATTGCAATTTATAATTTAGCAGGTACGGCAACAGGTAAAGATACCATACTCCACATAGATTATTCTACTCGTACTGATGCTGATAATATTATTCACAGTGAATTTGTATTATTAAGTGAAACAAATAGTCGTGCAGATGATATCCCCACTGCGATCTATAACAAACTAGTTGATAGTGTTAGCGGAATAGATGCATTTGGTAATCAAGTTCCAGATCCTTTGTTGCCGGTACAAACACGTTACGGAATTGGAATTCGTCCTCGTCAAAGTATGTTCATTGATAAAAATCAAGCTGTCCACGAGATGGTTGATTATATCAATAGTATACTAATAAAGAATACAATTAGTAAAGGTTTTAATCTTGCTAATTTAAGTGCAGGGGAACCTATACCTAATGTGGGACTTGGTCTTTACAATACATCTGTACCTAACTTAGAAACATTGGGATATGTAGACATTGCTATATATCCAGCCGGTTACACAGTTTTAGTTGAAAACGATAGTTCAGCAAACAATCATTGGACCATTTATACTAAACGAAGAAACAACACTTGGCAATTAACAAGAACTCAAACTTATAATACTGCTGATTACTGGGAATTTGTAGATTGGTATGCTACAGGATTTGACCGTAGTACAAAGCCTACATATACAATCGGCCAACCTGCAGATTTAAGTACACTATCATTGGTTACTGGTGATATTGTTAAAATTCTAAACAACGGTCAAGGGCAATGGAGTCTCATACAGGTATTTCCTAATGTTGTTTTACCAATCGGTTTACAAAATGGAACCATACAGTTAACTTCTAATCTTTACGATTTAGAAGGCAACGGAATGGGGTTTGATAACGATAATTTTGATACTCGTGGCTTCGATCAAAACCCATCAATTGAAATTAGAAATATATTTACAGCCTTACGAGACGATATCTTTATCAATACAATGGATAGTGATTTTGTTAGTATGTTCTTCAGCTTAATTTATTATGCATTAAAAGAACAAAAGTCTGTTGATTGGGTATTCAAAACTAGTTTTGTAAATGTATTGCATACTATTAGAAATCTGAATCAGACTCCAATTTATCGTAATGAAAATCAAGACTACTATCAGCAGTACATAGAGGAAGTTAAACCTTATCATACCACCATACGTGAATACACATTGGATTATACTGCAATTGATAATGTTATGGGGTACGTTACTGATTATGATTTACCAGCTTACTATGATACGGTGTTTCAAAAATATCGTAGTCCAAGCGGTGAGTTTGGACAAGATATAAATCAATTACAAAATAATTTAACATATCAAGACTGGATCACTTCTTATACATATTCAGTTGGATCAATTGAAGTTATCGATGGTGGAAAAGATTATCCTACGCCACCTATCATTACTATCACTGGAAGTGCAATAGGCGATGATGCCACAGCTATACCTATTATGCATAATGGTTCTATTGTTTCTATAGTAGTAACTTATCCTGGGTCGCATTATACTACACAACCAATAATTGGTATAAACACCAGTATATTTGGTGGTGGTGGGTTTGGTACTTCAGGATCTGGCCCTGCTGTAACAGAAGCACGTTTGTTGGCTCATTTGGTCAACAATACTACACGTAAGCTCAAAGCTACACTAGTCTATGATAGAATCAATTATGGTGCGGCACCGCTAACAGGAACAAGATTAACTGCTGATAACATCAATGTTAAAGCAGGTAATAAAACAATTACAGCAGATGCCACACAACTGGTTACACCTGGCGTAAGAGCCCTGACTATTACTGCAGACAATTATAACACAGTTGCATTACCATTGGATACAACACTGTCTGAGTTTGATTTAACAACTGATGTAGGTTTCTTTGCAGACAGTGCGTCATTGACCACAGACCAGAATTATATAATAGAAAAAATTACTGCACCTGCAAATGATAGAATACGTGCATTTTATCAGCCTACTTTAGGTATGCCAGGTTTGGATTACAGTTTACTACAATCCGGGATAGATTATCCTGGTGTTATAGTAGAAGGACCTTTGTATACAGATAACGGCGGTTTTGGACAAGGCGGATTTGATATTTCATCATTTGATGGACTGATATTAAATCCTGACGGTACAGTTAGCATCAGCGATTCGTTGTTAGATTCAGTAATAGAGTCAAAATATACTGATTCTTCATTAGGCTATAGACCTGACGATGTTATTGTTGACGGCGGTGGATATGTTGATACATATAGCAGTCACGCTCCGGAAGAACTAATACCAGGCAGGGTATATGATACGTTGGATATGAGAATTAGTACCATTGCCAGTAACGGTGACGGTATTGCCACTAGCTTTGTTATTACTTCTATTATCATTAACGATCCTGGATTGGGATACGGAAATGTAAGAGTATTGTTAGAAAATACCTATACCGCTAACCTTACTGCAGATGATACTAGAATACTATTCCCATTTGGTGGTAACACAATAACATCCGACGAAACTGATCTTTCCAGTGATGAGATTTCAACTACTACAGTTATAACAAACAATGCAACTGCAACGTTTGACGGAAACGGTAGTATTATCAGTATTACGCCAGACGATCCAACAGTTATCTATCATACAGCACCGACTGTTGTAATATTAGGAGCTAATACTAGCCCAGCAAACGCTACAGTTGTAATGACTGCTGCAAGTTTTGTTACTTTTGATTACAGAATATTCAAATCAATGAATGATGAATATCAGTATTTGAGAATACCAAAAACCAATAGCACAGCCAATTTAACTGCAGATTTAGGATTACTGGACACAGTTATTCAAGTAGACGATGTTACTAGACTGCCAATTCCATCAGTGGGATCGCAAGGACTTAGACCTGGCGTAGTGTTCATTAACGGTGAAAGAATAACCTACTGGACTGTGGATAATTCCACAAATACGCTCAGTAATATTCGAAGAGCAACTGCAGGCACTGGCGCAAATGTACATTTAGCTGGTTCGAGAATGATTGACGGCAGTGTATTCCAAGTAGTCCCGCAAAGTGCTCACACTTCTTATACTCCAGTGGCCAACAATACTGTTACGACTACTGCAGGCAAAACTTATACTTTAGCAGAAGGTCATACTTATCAGCAAAGTAAACTTTGGTTGAATACCAATTACGGAATAACTCCAACGGATGGCACAGGATTGTTTGAAAGCACACAAATACAAGCCGAATTCATCAAAGATAATTAAAATAAATACACTATAACCTAGGAAAATCAATGGCATATACAGATACATTTTTAGCAGATGCAAATTACCCAGCTGGCACAGTTGTGGTCTACGGCGGAGCTAACGAAGTTACTACCAGCAGTTTATTTGGTGATACTTCAGTTGCCGGTGTGATTGCATCTAGTGCAGGCACACAAGCCACAGTGGTATTAAAAGGCCGTACAACTATAATGGTTATGGGACCAGTCAATCAAGGCGATTTATTGGTAGTAGCGGATAATTCAGGACTAGCGAAAAGTCTCCAAACATATAACACATTGGCTCTTAGTTTTACTATTGATATGGCCAATAGTGTATTTGCTAAAAGTTTAGTAACTGATGCTGGTACTGGTGCCAGAATGATACCAGCAGTGGTTCTGTAAAACACCTTAAAACCCTGATAAATAAAAGATGGAATCAAACAAAGAACAACCTAACACCCAAAACCAGCAGACAACGAACGAATCTACTCGTCCAAATGAGTCTACTGGTATATATGTACGAGGATTCGTAAAGATCAGTGATCCTGAATCAGGTGAAGTTCTAGTAGAGACAAACGGATAAACTATGCTAGATAAAACAAATACAATAATTCAAGGGCACATTAAAATCACTGATCCCTCTACAGGTGAGGTTTTTATTGATAAAGATAATGCTATTCATTATGAAAATATGAGTGAAGCTCTTGCTCAGAGCTTGGCCAATAAAGGATTGGGCATTATTACAAATATGGCTTTTGGTAATGGAGCCACTGCAGTAGACGGTACTGGTATTATTACTTACTTGCCCACTAATACATTTGGGCAAACTGCTACATTATACAATCAAACTTACCAAAAAGTAGTTGATAATACCAGTGCGTTAAACACAGATCCTGCAAGAAATTACATACAAGTTCGACATACCCCTGGTTTAATTTATACTGATTTGTTTATCAGTTGTTATTTAGATTATGCAGAACCAACAGGGCAATCGGCATTTGATAACAGCAGTACAATGCAAGGCACTTATGTATTTGACGAATTAGGGTTGATCAGCAGTAGTGGCAGATTGTTGTCACACGTGGTTTTTCATCCAGTGCAAAAAGCATTGAACAGATTAATACAAGTAGATTACACAATCAGAATCCAAACACTGACCAACTTGAGCAGTAATTTGTAATGTGTAACTCAATAAATAAACAAAATGGACTAAAACAATGTCGTATACAATAAATTTAACCGATGGCACAACACTATCTACTATAGCAGATGGTACAGTTGATAACACTTCTACCAGTTTAGTACTGATTGGTAAAAACTTTTCCGGTTACGGACAATTTCTTAACGACAATCTAGTTCACTTACTAGAAAACAGCAGTGCAAGCACACAACCAGCTCCAGCTTTGGCGGGACAATTGTGGTGGGATAATATTAATAATAATCTTAATGTTTGTACAGATGGTGTACACTTCAAAACATTGGGCAGTACTACCAGCAGTAGTAGCCAACCATTGAATCCTGTAACTGGAAATGCGTGGTGGGATACTGTTAACAATCAACTTAATGTATGGAATGGTTCTTCGTGGGTTCTAGTAGGCCCAGCATTTACTACTACAAACGGAACAAGCGGTACAATTGTAACTACCATCGTAGATACACAAGTTCCTCCAGTTAGCCATACTGCAGTAGAATTATTTGTTGGTAATCAATTGGTTGCTATTTTTAGCGGTACACCAAATGTGTATACTCCAGCAACTCCTATTTCAGGTTTTTCAACCATTAAACCTGGTATTAATTTAATTGATCCAGGTGTATTACCTGGTTCTTCTTTTTATGGCACAGTTACTCGTGCAAGTGATGCAGACTTATTTGGCAATGTTGCACCAAGTCAGTATGCAAGAGTTGATCAAACAAACACATTCACACATCAAAATACTTTTTCAGCAAACGCCACTTTCAGTAGTCCAGTGATACTGAATGGTGGAGTAGTAGCCGGCGGTAGATTAGGCCCGTCTGGCTATGCGCTGACTAGTACAGGCACAGGTGTTACTTGGGCTAATGTATCCACAGGAGGTGGCGGCGGGCCTGGCGGAAGTGGTCCACAAGGCCCACAAGGCCCACAAGGCCCTTCAGGTCCTTCGGGTGCAGCTAGCACAGTAGCCGGACCATCTGGCCCAAGCGGCCCTCCTGGTCCCCAAGGAACGTATGTTGGTACCACTAGCCATGGTTATTGGCGGTTAAATAACGGTCTTTTAATCCAGTGGGGAAATATTAACACTGATGCAGATGGCCCACAAAATGAAACAGTTACTTTTCCTGTTGCATTTAATATAATTGTATCTGGGCTAGTAAGCCCGTACGCAGGACCTGGCGGAGTAGGGCAAGGCCCGTTTTACTTCAATAATTTCACTGGCACAGGGTGTACTATAAATACCACCGGTACTAAAGGTTTGGCATCTTGGCTAGTTATCGGCTATTAATTTAAGGAACAATTGTGACAATTTCATACTCTCCATCAACTAAAGGATTTTATAGTAGTGATATTAACTATATCAATCCAATCCCCAACGATACTATAGCAATATCCGACGAACTCCATCTAGAATTACTAGTTGGTATGGCAACATATGGCAATGCTATTGTAGTAGCCAATGGAGTCGTTAGTTTAAGTCCAGTAATTGTTAGCAACGATGCATTGGCAGCAAAAGCTAGATCTAAACGTAATCAATTGATATCACAAACAGATTGGACACAAGCAGGTGATGTGCCAGAAGCTATAAAAACTAAATGGGCTGCCTATCGTCAAGCACTTCGTGATATTCCGCAACAAGCAGGATTTCCAAATAACATAACTTGGCCTACGAGCCCTTAATATCTTACTATGGCATATACACTAAAATTAGCAAATGGATCAGTATTGACTGTAGTTGCAAACGGTACTATCAATACTACTGCAACTACTTTGCCAATGATAGGACAAAATTACACAGGTGATTTTGGTTCTATTATTGATGAAAATTTTATTCATCTATTAGAAAATTTTAGTAGTAATGCTGCACCAGCCAATCCATTAACTGGGCAAATTTGGTTTAACAGTAGCACAAAACAACTTAATGTGTATTACAGTGGAAGCTGGCACACAACTGGTAATACCGGCGGTAATACTGGCCCAGACGGGACCGGTATACAAGGTGCTCAAGGCCCAACTGGTGCTCAAGGCCCAACTGGACCAACTGGACCCAGTGGACTTAAAGGACCGCAAGGTCCAGCTGGTTTATCTGGGCCACAAGGTCCACAAGGTCCAAGCGGACTCAGAGGACCACAAGGTCCAGGTGGCACAGGTCCTACAGGTCCGTCAGGCCCATCTGGTCTAGCAGGAACAACTGGGCCACAAGGTCCACAAGGACCGCAAGGATCACCTGGGCCGTCTTCATATGTCTATAGTGTAAAAAGTTATGGTGCAGCAGGCAACGGGACCACCGATGATACTCTTGCCATTCAAAGTGCAATTAATGCTGCACAAGTAACTGGCGGAACAGTATTTTTTCCTGCAGGCACATACAAGATAACCAGTGCATTAAATTTAATAGTCCCTTCATTAGGGTATTATGGCGGAGCTACTCCAGCACACGGGGTCAGAGTTCACTTGTTAGGTGAAGGCCCAGGAGCGTCTACGATTTATCAAGCGACTCGAACTGCCACTGGTCTAAATGTTTTCCCTAGCTCTTCTACAGATTTTGGCGTTGGTGTTGTTATATCTGGATTAACTTTGTCGGGCGGGGGCGCAAGTACTGGCTCAATACCAAGTACCGGTGCTGGTTTGGTCCTAAAGAGCTTATGGTCAGTATCTGTTCGAGATTGTGAATTTATAAGTTGGAATCAAGCTATTGTCGGAACAAACTTAATAAGTTCCAAATTTGACCGCAATATTATATCATTTAATCAAATGGGATTTAATATTTCTCCCTCAACTGTATCTGGCACTGCAGTGGCTGAATCAAATGCTATAGAGTTTAATTCTTGTACAGTTTCAAATAATCTTACTTATGGCGGATGGGTAACCGGTGCCGGTACATTTAATTTTATCGGCGGCAGTATTGAAGGCAATGGTCCTCCAACAAGTCTTGGTGCTGGTTGGGGATTGAGAATTAGTAATTCCGGCGGCAATGGTGCAGCAGGATCTGGAGTTGGTTTTGCACTTCACGGTATTTACTTTGAAGGTAATGGCGGAATAGCAGCGTTATGGGTAGATCAAACTGTAAATAGACCAGGTATTTCTGCAACTATTACTGGATGCGATTTCCATCATTTGGCAAATGCATACGCAACAAGTCTGTTGTTTTTGCAAGCATCAGTCGACTCTTACGCATTTCCAATAGCAATAATAGGAACAGGGTTTGCCACTACAATCGGTGGATATACTCCTACATCATCAAGACCTGCAATTAACAATTACAATCAGGCATTTCCATTGTCATTAGTTGCTTGTAATTTTGGCAGTAGTGTAGATCAATATAATCTAGGCAACGGTAATAGATTTGAAGATGGTGCAGAAATTGTAACCCATAGAAATTCTGCAGGTGCACAAGTTGGTGGAGCAGTATTAAGAGTCGGCAATCCGGTAACCGGGCAAGAAACAGGGTGGGTTGGTAATCCAAATGCAGGCGATCTAGTAGGTGTTTACTCATATATGGTAGGCGATTCTACCCATACAAGAGTATGGAGTATGAATCCTATTGTCGATTCTGCGAACGGTGCAACATCTTGGGTATTAGAAGGAGATATGAATTCTACTGTCAATGCTCCTGATCCTAGAACAGTAGGACATAATTTAGGTGTTGATATGATGTCCGGCGGTTCTGCAGCTCCTAGTGCAGCATTTTTAGCTGGATCTACTTCGACGTCGAATCGTTGGAAGCACGGTATGTGGTTCGACGGAGTGGGCGGACAAACTGGTTCTACACTAATAAAAGCAGCCAATACCACTTCAGGTGTTACTGTAGATTATGGATTAGATCTAAGTCTTGCTAACATAAATTATCAAGGTGTACGTGTGGGAGCAACTTCTCCAGTACAAAATACACCGGTTGGACTAAGACAATTTGGTAATCAGCCTGGATACGATACACTATTTTTACAAAGATCCTCAGACTCTTCTCCTGTAGGATACTATGTTAGGGGTGTAAATGCTGCTAACAGTCAAACAGTATTTGCAATTAGTACAAATGGTACCATTACTGCATCTACTGCACAATTTACTGGTAATACTGCAACAAATGTATTGATAGTTAATACCAATGCTACAATTGGTAGTTCTTTAACATTGAGCGGTAGTTTGTCAGCAAACGGTTCTATAGGTGCAAACGGACAAGTATTAACTTCTACGGGCACAGGAGTCCAATGGACTACACCGTCAGGCGGCGGCAGTAGTTTCAATGGCGGGTATGTAACTAACCCTATTACACTTATAACCGGCGCAACATTGGGATTGAGTGTTGTTGGTAATGTTGGTGTTAGCGGAAATTTACAAATATCTGGAGCAATCAATGCCGGCGGCGGGTACGGCACAAGCGGACAAGTATTAACTTCTACGGGTACAGGAGTCCAATGGACTACACCTGCCACCGGAACTGTTAGCCTTGGCGGTAGTGATTTAGATTTTGGAGATATCAATAGCTCAAATCCTGTTGATATTGATTTTGGAAACATATAAATATAAAATATACTCGAGAATACAGCAATGGCATTAAAATTTAGAAAAGGCACTGCTTCACAAATAGCTAACGTAACCCCTGCGTTAGGTGAACCGGTCTGGGCGACAGACACTTATACACTCTATATGGGTGACGGAACCACGGCGGGCGGTCACGCAATATCAGGAACACAAGGCCCGCAAGGCGCACAAGGTCCTACTGGACTTAGAGGACCGCAAGGACCATCGGGTGCGTCCGGCCCAAGCGGACCATCGGGTGCATCTGGTCCACAAGGACCAAGCGGACCATCAGGCGTATCTGGACCACAAGGACCAAGCGGACCATCGGGTGCGTCTGGCCCACAAGGACCAAGCGGACCATCGGGAGTATCTGGACCACAAGGACCAAGCGGACCAAGCGGTCCTACTTTTAATGGCGGAATTGTAACATCTGCCATTACTATTATATCTGGCGCAGCACTAGGATTAAGTGTTGTTGGTAATATTGGTGTTAGCGGAAACCTACAAGTATCTGGCGCACTCAAAGCAGGTAGTAATTATGGTACAAGTGGACAAGTATTAACTTCTACAGGTACCGGAGTGCAATGGTCTTGCTCTTCTGGCGGCGGTGGGTCTGGGGCACAAGGACCACAAGGACCGCAAGGACCGTCAGGCCCAAGCGGTGGCGGCTCATTCTCAGGCGGTTATATAGCTAATGCAACTACTATTTTAAGTAGTGCACCTGTTGCATTATCAGTAGTGGGCGGTGGTCAATTTGGCGGTAACTTAGGTATCGGCGGCGGAATAAGAGATAATAGTTTCTCATATGGCACAAGTGGACAAGTACTATCTTCTACAGGCACTGGAGTCCAGTGGACTACGGCATCAGGTGGTTCTGGGATATCAGGATTACATTGTGATACGTGTCCAAGACTTGGCGGGAATCTGAATTTATTTAATCATAGTATTGGTGGTACTGGTAACGTACAAGTCTATGGTGGCATAAGCGGTCTTACTGTCACTTCTTTTGGGGATGCGTCAGTATTTGGAAATCTGTCAGTATATGGTAATATTGCAATATTTAATAATAGAGGCATAATCGATAACAATTATTCGCTTGGCACAAGTGGACAAGTACTATCTTCTACAGGAACTGGAATACAATGGATTACAGCGTCAGGTGGCGGCGGTGGGTCCGGCATAACATCAGTTTCACAAGATACCAATCCTTCATTGGGCGGCAGTTTAAGTTTGAACAACCACAATATCACTGGTACAGGCGGAATTAGTATAACTGGTACAGTTACTGCTACTCAAGCTAATATCGGCGGAAATGCAGTAGTAACTTCTAGCCAAACTAGAAACATATTTGTAAGTAGTTCAGCACCATCATCGGGGCAAGGTGCTATTGGCGATATTTGGATTAAATATAGTTAAAAATGAGTGATACCATTCAATCAATCCAAGCCAATGTAAATTCTTACTTAACTGTATACGGCACTGATCCCAACTATACTCACGTTGCAGATGCAGGGATGACCCCTCCGCAGATCTCAACTGCGTATAATATGCCAGCTAGCAATGGCGCTGGTGTAAAAGTTGGTGTTATTAGTTTGGGTGGTGGATTTTTACAAAGTGATCTTAATAGTTCGTTATCGGACATAGGCTTGACTGCTCCTACCATACGAAAAGTTTTACTCGATGGAGCATCTGGTGTTTTTAATCCATCAGATAACGGCAGCGGAGAAAATACTTTAGATTTATATTGCGTGGCAGGATTAGTTCCATCAGCTAATATTTCAATTTATATATCAGGCGGAATTCTTCCAAGTTTATTTGCAGATCCAGTATATGCAGCAAGTTATAATGCTGCGCATCCAACAGGATTTGCAAATGCAGTCCAAAGAGCGATCGACGATAATGTTGATGTTATTAGTATTAGTTGGGGGTATGCTGAAAAGTTAGTTCAAAGCGGGACTTCATATTATTTAGGTGATTTTCTTGCTAATACTTTTGCCAACGCAGCCGCAAAAGGCATAACCGTTGTTGTAGCATCAGGCGACAACGGATCGGAGCCAACTACCGGTACTCCTTTAACAGAAGTGCAATACCCTGGCTCAAGCCCTAACATAATAAGTGTAGGCGGAACGCATTTATCTTTTGGTACAGGAAATGTACGTGCAAGTGAAGTACCAGAATCTCATGCAGTTGATCCTGGATTTCCAACTACTTGGGGCGGTGGTGGTGGATTGAGTACTTATGTACCAGTGCCAAGTTGGCAGTCAGGTCTTACTTATAGAACTTATCAAGCATCTACAAATACAACAGGTAGTCCTACTTCACTAACATACAGAGGTGTGCCTGACATAGCTGGTCCCATGAATGCCTATGGATTGTATATGAATGGTTCTATCGGCGGATTTGGTGGTACCAGTGCAGCCGCACCAATGATGGCTGGTATGATAGCACGTTATGTAGCATTAACAGGCAAACGACCAACACAACCATTGGGACCGTTATTTTACGGTAATACCACTGCTTTCTACGATATTACAACAGGTAACAATGATACAAATGTAAGTATTATTGGTTATGCATCTACTGTAGGATGGGATCCGGTAACCGGATTGGGTGCACCTTACAGTGATTTAGTGTATAATATATATTCCAATGCAATAGGTAGTAGCGGTAATGTTGTTTCCACTGGTTCTAATATACGTGTCAAAACAGATGCAACTACGTGGGCTAATGTTACTGCAGTATATGTTAAAACAGATGCAACTACTTGGAGACCTGCTAACATAAGTACAAAAACTAATTCAACTACTTGGCAAGGAATTTTTTAAGGAGATTCTAAAATGACTGAACAGAAAAAATCAACTAATCCATTTATTAATATGGCCAATGCAGCCAAAGCAGCTGCAGCGCAACCAAAAGTTCCAGGTTCAAAAACATCAGCAGTACAGGCTGCAAAATTCAAACCACAAGTACAAATGAATAGACCGACAAAACGTGCTGCGGGACGTGGCGGTTAATTCTTACTAGTATTTCCCCACTTTAGGGCCCAGTAAGTAGCAAGATCGGGCTCTAAATTAGCAGTAATATGTACTCGATACCCATATGTTCTATGGTCGAGACTTACAGTCCATTGGGGATCGGGTCGACTATTTTCCATAATCCATCGACCTGCATCAGTTTGTTGCCATTGCCAAACTGGCTCAGCAGCATAAATCTCAGGATCTTCACAGTCAGACATAGTAAAACTGTGCACAACTAATTTTGTCATACTGCCATTGGTGCGTGTATTGCACTGTGAGATTGATAATTATCCAGTCGGATATCACTCATAGTAAACTTATCGATATCAGTAATATCAGGATTTAACCAAAGTTGTGGCGCAGGCAAGGGTTCACGCTTCAATTGTTCTTTTGCCTGATCTACATGGTTTAGGTATATGTGTGCGTCGCCTAGTACGTGAACGAACTCTCCTACCTGTAATTCGCACACTTGAGCTATCAGATGCGTAAGCAAGGAATAGCTGGCAATATTGAAAGGTACACCTAAAACCATATCACAACTTCTTTGATACATTTGGCAACTTAGTCGGCCATCTGTAACAGAGAACTGCGCAAATACGTGGCAAGGAGGTAATGCCATTTGATCTAACTCTCCAGGATTCCACGCACTTAATATATGTCTGCGTCCGTTGGGATCGCTTTTAATTCCTTCGATTAACTGTACAAGTTGATCTATTTCATAACGATCTGCGGCAACACGGGTACCTCCTAAATGAGCAGGGCCCATATCTTTTTGTTCTGTATATTTCCTCCAGTGCCTCCACTGTACTCCGTATATACGACCTAAGTCTCCATCATAATTGGCTCGAGGTTGCCAATATGGTGCTGTGGCATTGGCAGTCCAGATGGTGTCTTTCACTGAGTTTCTATCCCCGTGTAAGATTTCCCGTAGGCGTCGTTCGTCCCCTGAACCTTCAATAAACCACAACAACTCTGATACAACACTACGCCACGCTAGTTTTTTAGTAGTAACTGCAGGAAAGCTTTGACTGAGATCATAGCGTTGTTGCATACCGAATAAACTAATAGTTCCTGTTCCGGTTCTATCCGATTTAGTCGTGCCTTGGGTTAATACTTGCTCTAGCGCAGTTAAATATTGTTGCATAATTTAATATGAATTAAAAGGATTGATGTTTTTGTAAGTAGTCCAGTTACACTTCCTATCAGTACTAGGAGCTGCACCTGTTGCTCTGAATAAGCTCAAATACTTTCTCAAGTCAATTTGAACATCTACTCTACATTGAGTTTTGAAATGCGTAATATGTGCTTCTTGCACAATATCTTTTGTGGCCATTAAAATATCTGGCCCACCTATAATCCAAACAGTCTTGGTGGGATTTTCTGCTTGTATATTTTTAACACGTTCAGCTATGTCACCTCGAATTGTTTTTACACCGTGACCAAATAAAGGCCTATTGGTAACTACGTAAGTAGTCCTGTCGGCCAACGGCTTAGGCATCTTGGGATCATCCCAGGTCTTACGACCCATTATGACTATATGTCCCTGTGTTTGTTCTTTGAAGTATTGTAAATCTTCGGAATGACTGGGCCACGGTAGTGTACCGTTAAAGCCCATTCCACCCCAATAATCTACAGCAAAAATTGCCTTGATCATAATTTTGATAATATTCTATCTGTCTCTGGTTGTACTGTACGCTCTACTAGATCAATATCCACAAAAAAGTCAACGTTGTCGATGTACATATCTAAATCAGTAAGTCTGGATTGTACGTGATCTTCTACTTCTGTAGGATCCGCTCCTTCGCTTAATAATTTTTTAATATCTACAGTAATAATAGTTCCGTCTTTAAGATACACCATTAGTTTTTCTAATACGTGTATTGGTACTTCTTGTTTGTCAACGTCCTTAAGAATATTTTTCCAAGTTGTCTTTGGATTAAGCGTCAGCTTTTTCGACTTTGGTTTTTTTGGTTTTTCTTGTGCCATTTTCTTTTTTAGTACCAGTTAGTGCAGTTGCTTCTTTCTGCAAACGATCTGCTTCGGCTAGTAAAGCCTTGGCATCTGCCGTCATTTTTTGAGCCTGTGCTAATCTTTGTTGAGCTAGCTGTTCATCTGTTAACACTTCAGTCAAATCAACCGGTGTGTTTGGTACTACTGCAGGTTGGCTGCGACTTTCGCGAGGCACTCGAACTTCACCTGGAGTACGACCTTCTTGAACTCTACGTTTGCCAGTCATCCCGGCAGCATTGTCCAAATCGGCCATTTCTTTAACGGCTTCTTCGCCCGCAGACATCTTGTCAAGGATGCTGTTAAGTTCGTCTAATCTAACAGTACTCTTTACATTTGGTGTAACGATAACTTGGTTAGTTGGGACTTTCTTAATCATTTGTTCTTTGTGTAGAGTTTCCAATGCGTTGTTGCCATCGCTTAGTGTGACTCTGAACAAATAATCACTGAACTCTTTGGCTTGTTGGCCGCTTTCAGATTCCAAAGCAGTCATGATATCATCATGGATATGACGTGGAAGTGTGTCAGGATAAATGACCAAGCACATATGTGGTTCGCCTGGAACGGTTCTGAATAATAGAATACATTTTTTGTTGTTGTGTTTACCTACGTGTTTGATCATGATATTATCCTTGAATTGCTTATTGTGGTGCTACTGTGCTATCTGCTACAGGTGCTGCATCTACAGGAACATCCGAGGTAGTTTCTGGTGCAGTTTCTTCAGTTGCTTCTTGTGTAGCTTCAGGAGCTCCAACTGCGCCGACGCTTACTAAGAAGTTAAAAATTCTTTCATAAGAACCGCCAATGCTAGAAAAATCGCCTGGTTGATATGCACCACGTTGAGAAGCCAATTGAATTGCTTGAAGTGCTACTACCATATCATTGATAGGTAATTGAATTTGGGTTTGTGCAGGTGCAGCTTCTGCTGTATCTGGTGTTGTTTGGATATCGTCTGACATTATATATACTCCATTAATTAATGTACAAATATTTACTCTATTTTGTCAGGTACGAAATTTTTTATTCCCACTTGTTGATTTGGTCTAATAATAAACTAAAATAAGACGCTTCACTGTGAACTTCAAAGGCCGCACACTTGTGCATTTCTGCTGTTTTACCGGAAGAATTATAAATGTCACCTAACCAAAATCGACCTTCTAAGTTTTCGTATATCCAGTCTTTGATATGTTTTTCTGTAGTGCTGATATTAAACGGTACTTGAGAAAAATGGGGAGGGAGATGGTCGACCTCCCTTAACCCAAACACATTTAACGGATTGATTTCTCCGTGTTTAAGCATTATGCTTTGGCCTTTTCTTTTGCTTGTTCATAAATTGCCCAAACACCAAATGGTGGCTCAGCTCGCTCGTTGCCTTTGATAACAAATACTGTGTCACAGTAGTCTGGGTCACCCCACGAACCAAATGGGCATCCGTCTGTAAACATAATAAACTTCTTAGGCTCAATTTGATTTTCTTTCATATAAACCCAATTGACTTCAAAGTCTGTACCGCCCCCACCTTGGGGTTCGTAAGTCAAAATGTCCGTTAGCGTATCGCTAGTATATGTTTTATGATTGTATACACTTGTGTCGAAACTCCACACTTGTATTTTATACTCATCATATGCTTCCATAATACCTTTGATCTCAGTCATAAATGCTTTGATATCGTCCTCGCCGATACTGCCCGAAGTATCAATAGCAATACACACATCAATTTGTGTACCGGGTTTCATACCAGGCATAATAGCATCCATATGCCAACTGCGACGATTGGGACGCATCCAGCTGAAGTCATCTTTAACTGTACTTTGAATCTGTTGCTCTAACAGTTCACGCCAGTCGACAACAGGAGCAGTTAGATCCTTAATAAGGCGTTTTACACCTGACGGCAAGTTACTTGCCCCTGTAGCCTGTGCGGCTTGTAATACTGCTTCACGAATCTCGTCTCTGACGGCCTGGCGGTCTGCAGCACTCAAACGTGGACGATCGTTACCATCACCGTCACCCTCACCTTCGCCTTCTCCATCATCACCGTCCATATGTTCGTCTAGCAATTGGTCCATTAGTGCGCCGATGTCGATTTTTTCTGCCTTGTCGTATAAGTCATCATAGACTTCTTCAGCACTCCAACCTTTGTATTTTGGATCATACAAGCAAGGAGTAATTTTGTCGCCAATTCTTTGTTCAAGCAAATCTGCATTAACACAATAGTCTGCGGCACAATTAAACAATCGACGATCTCTGTGATCACCGTTACGGCCCATATGATCATAAACATTGTGCAACACTTCGTGACCAAATAAGAATTCTACTTCTTTAGGTTTGAGACCATTGATAAATTCTGTATTGTAATAAAACTTGCGACCGTCGGTAGCAGCAGTATCACACCAAGCGTCTGCATTAATCAATTCCAAACGAGTTGCCAAGTTACCAAAGAATGGTGCTCTGAGCAAAAGTCCAATTCGAGCAGTAACCAATTTTTCACGAATCAAACGATCCAATGCGGGATCTGTAGTTTCTTTGATACGGGATTTTTTAGTTTTTTCGTTACTGGTTGTTTGAGTTGCCATAATTTCTGCTCCTTAAAATACAATTATAACAGGGAATTGAATTACCATCAACCCCATTTTAGTGTAAAAAGCGACACTTCTGCTTCTGTAGCCAAATATAATCTTGGGAAAGTGCCTACAATGCGCTCATCTGTGATCCATCCCCATCGAGGAGCAACACCGTGTACCACTCGATAATTAGTGGCCCAATTTCTTTCACAACCTGGTCCAAATGTTTCTTGACACCAGTTTCTCCAATTTATGAATTCTTGTATTCGAATTTCACGGGCACTTAAAGTAGGAGAGGAATTAACATAGTGTGAAAACCACGTTTTTCCGGAATGCCTGCCATCTAATTTATTTAATTGCATAATAAAATCGAGGACTTACGAGAGAGAAAGGAGGAGGAAAACTCTCTGCCCCAATAACTTTTACTTTTGGCTTGCCGCCACAATGTACTTACCGAAACGCTTGTGGAACTCATCAAAGTGTTTGAGCTTACCAGGGATAAACGGTAGTGCATAAGTAGTCAATGCAACACGAGCGCCCATAACAGTAAGTTCTGTGGTGAAATTATCCATCATAAACTTAAAGAAGTTATCGGCCATTTCGTGCCATTCTGTAGTTGGCTTGCCGCCATTCTTACCAGCTTCATCCTTAAGCTCATAACACATACTAATAACCAAAGAATACATAGCACTAACTTCTTTGATTTTAAGCTCGTGTACTTTACCTTTAAGGATTTCACTGGGCTTGGGCAATTGTCCAGCAATCTTGCGGTGTGCCATAAACTTAACTGCAACACCTTCACCAACTGCACCTGCTACCAAGTCAGTTAACTCACTGTCAGTACAGTCGTCATCTGCCAACAACTCACTAACAAAAGTCCACGAACGTGGTGTAGCAAAACTACGACTTGAGCTACGGGGATCAAAGTCATATAAGTCTTGTTTGGCAAAACCTACATAGCCCACAACATCTTTGTGAATTTGATTCAACACAGCCCATTGTTCCCAGGCAGCGTGATCTGGACGCATTTCCAAGTGAACAAAACGATTAGCCAACGGAGCAGGCATACGATAAGTAACACCTTTATCCGACTCTCTATTACCAGCGGCAATAACTACCACATTGTCAGGCAGGTGATACTTACCAATTCTACGATTCAAAATCAACTGATATGCAGCTGCTTGAATGCTGGGTGCCGCAGAGTTCATTTCATCTAAGAAAAGTACCACGACAGGATATTTGCTGGCAAATTCTGCATCGGGCAAATCAATGGGAGCCGCCCAATCCATAAGACCTAGGTCTTTGTTAAAATATGGAATACCGCGCAGATCTGTGGGCTCCATTTGTGCAAGACGAAGGTCAATCATTGCACCTTTCATTTCTGCAGCAATACTTGCCACAACTTCTGATTTACCAATGCCGGGAGGACCCCAAAGAAACACTGGACGTTGTTTTTGGAAACATTTAATAATAGCACGACGACCTGTTTCTGAGGTCACTGTGCGGTGTTCGCTGATACTATCTTTAGCCATAACTTTCTCCTTTTTGTTGCGTTAAAAATGTATTATACAATACTCTTGAATTATTGTCTGTTGTATTTGTGCAACAGATTAAAAAATTCCTGGATTTTTCTTATGAAATTCGTAAAAAATCGGAGCATAATCTGTATAACTACAGTAGGCCCACTCGTCTTTGCGATTCCAAGAAAAGAATAGTCTTTCACCGTTGTTTTTTAGCAACTGCATCAAATGCTCGCGATTATTTTTTGTAACCCGAGATTTGGCACTACTTTCTCGGGTGTAGACCGATATAGTTTTACCAGTTTTGACTTTGTATACTACAAACACGATGCTTCCTTAAACTACTTCTACCATATTGGCAGGAACCTTATACAATCCTTTCGGAGTACGAATAGTGATATATTTGATAGCAATTTTTTCAACTCGGCCAGTGTGTGTGCCAAGTTTAGTGGATCTGAATACAACAGTATTTCCGATACTTAATGAGCGTTTGGTTCTAGTTGCAATTTGAGCACGGGCAAATTTAATTGCTAAAATGATAGATTCTAAATCTTCATTGGTTAGATTGCCGCTCATAATCTCACGATTGACTGCTTTAATATCCATTTACCACTCCTTTGTTGCTATGTATGTATTATAGCAAAGTTTGGTATTTCGGTCAATAACCCGATAAAAAGAACGGGTTTAGCGGCATCAAATAAAAGTAATACTTTAGTACTACTTTTCTAATTCCAAGTTTTCCAAATAGGTTTTCAAATCTCCACTGTGAAGTGCTAGCATAGTGGCTTCGGATTCTTCGAATACTACAATTTTGGTATTCTTAAAAAGATAGTAAACGCTTTGAAAGTATCTTTCTAATTGCAGTAAGTTACGATTGGTCAAAGGTTCTTCCAATTCGAATGTGTAACTTTGTAACTTGACATCTTTGGTAACAAATCTATAGCCCTCCAAGGTCAGTCTGAGACTAGAATCTTCGGTAGGGTTAAACCAAATACGATACTTTAATGTAAGTTGATCAGCAGCTGGCACATTGGCAGTTACTGCAAATATTTTTGTTAATTGACTTTGACTATAAGTCTTAGGGGAAGATTTTGTCACCACTTTTAAGTAGAACCACAGAAAATGATTCTGTTTTGAATAACGCATTTAACTTTTTAGCCAAATTAATTGCGTGCCCGGGATTACTAAAACTAGTCTTTTTATATTTAGGTCCGGGGTAATTGACCAACATATTGTGACTCTTCAAGTTGATAGGTTGGTCTTCATAAAACACAGCCCAAATCCCTTCGCTACTCAAGATCTGCTCACTCTTGTAGTTTATTTTATTGACGTGTTCTGCTAACACTTTAGGTTTAGGTCTGCTCATAATGTTTCTTCGATATATTATTTATCATTAAAAGTGCGTAGATTATTTATAACTACCACCGTCCATTACTACACTAATTACTTCTTCTGTAGTAGTAGTTTTCCGGCTTAAATTTGCACAATAATTCAATAAATCGTATATTTCAGCCTGCAAACTGCGTGCTTCTGTAGCCGATAGTACCAAGTTCTTATTGTTGCTTTGATTCATTAATTTAACTTTATCGTTAAACATTTTCAAATGCATATTGGAGAAATTACTTTCCATAATAGTTACCCAACATAGTTAAGCCATCCAGTTATGATATATTTTGTTTCAGTAAGCGATACTTGGCCTCTATGGGTATGTGTCCAATCTGCTGGCCACAATATAGTAGATCCTTTTTTTGCTGGAGTTACTAAATTTTGATGATAAAACTCAGTACCGCCCCCGTCATACACATCATTCAAATATGTCATAAAAACAATATGTCTGGTAGTAGCAGGCATTTTGGAATTGCTGCGTTCAGTGTGCCATTCATAAAATGCTTGCCCTGGCAAATATCGCTGGACTACAATTTCTTCTATTAATCGCCACGGAGCATATTCATTACTATAAGGAAATTTTTCTACGTATTTTTCAATAATGGGTTGTAATTCGTTGCAGTATTTTGTATATAAATCTTGATTATGACTAAGCAAACAATCGGTCGAATCTTTTATTTTTTTGTTTACATTAGTGAACTCGCCGGCTGCTGATATTAATCCGTCATACTGATACTGAGTATTTTCTTCAAAATACTCGATAATATCATCACACAAAGTTATATCCTTTATGTATGATTGCAGTATAAAATTACTTTCCATCTAATTCTCTGAGCATTTCTTGTGCTTGAGCCATTGACTTAAACGGACCTTTGAACGGATAACGATTTAAGGTAATGTACTTAGGGCAATTACTTTTAACCCATCCGTTGTTAAACTTAATTAAGTAATAGCCTGCACAGTAATAACTTTTGCTTTTACTGGTTTTAGTATAGATAGGGAAATGATGTCGTACATCCCATAAAATATTCCACGGTTTCTGTTTAACTGGAAATCCGTGTACAGTATGGTTTTTTTGTTCCACTCGCTCTTTTTTAACAACGGTATTGTCGAACACAATATTATGTTCTTTTGATAGCAGTTTGATACTAGGATACTTTTTTCTGTCTGAAGTATCGACGTAAACAAACGTACCATCTTCAACCGCTTGGATAGTGGCAATCTTCTCGCCTTGATTTTCAACAATCCAAAACTTATTTTTAACTACATTTTTAGCTAATAATTGACTCATTTGTTTCCTGTATATGATTTCTAAGCAAAAAATTGACGAACTCATTAAGAGTAATATCCTGCTCGTGCGCTAACTTCATTAGCTTAAATTGCGTTTCTTCGTCTAATTCCAATAGCACTTCTATTCTGGTATCCTGATCCATATTATTCTTCTTCCTTGAAGTCTACAACATTACCTTCATCGTCTGCACAAATGATACGAACTGTATCACCTGCTTCGTTTTTAATTGCAATCGGTCCCCAAATCCACCATTGTGTATCGCCTTGACTCCAACTGTCTTCTTCGCGTTCTTCTAACTCGTATGCACTATGCTCGTCGAGAAATTCTTCTAGCTCAGCTTCTTCGTCTTCGTCTAGATTAGCCATAGCCACATCATACCAGCAGCCGCCATCAAACAATTCGACTAGCTCTACATATTCAATATTGTTAACTTCGCAGTCCAGCATATCAATGCTATCCCGTTTACCATCACCACCCGTAACTTCTACAAACTTGAATTCAGGCAGATTGTCATCTGTGGTTTCCACGATCCACTCACCATATCGATAACCATTTCTAATAGTTACAATACCGTCACCTTCTCGTTGATGGTATGTTTCGACTTCTTCGCAAGATTTCTTGTAATATGTACTAACGTTCCAGGTAGCCATGATTAATCCCTTTCCATTTCTGCAGCTTCTTTGATTAGTTCGAATAGTTGTTCAACTGATTGAACCATAATCTTGGCATTTTTCCAATCTTCGTCTTTGCGTCCACTGATTTCCAACATAAAGCCATTGTCATACATATTGATAGTATATGAGTCGCTGACTTTGTCTAATTTGTCACTGATTTTATTAACTGATGTTTTCTTTGTTGCCATTTTCATTCTCCTTGATTTTTTAATGACATAATTTGCGTAGTTCTACTTTCTTGTATCACTGAGGATAACTTTTTGATAGAAAACTACTATAACTTGATGCTTGTTCACTTAGCCGCACCAAATCATATTTGCCGCACAATTTTAAGAAATGTGCACCCACCATTGGAATATTTTTACTAACACTACCTGCCGCAATAGTTTCTGCAATTACAGCCTTGACATCATCTGGTTGTGCAGTTAAGTCTACTAGTACACGATTGCGTTCGTAATCATCCAATACACGATGTTCTTCGCCATTGTGGTCGGTCCAACGTTGCAACATTAGATTGTTCCACGCAAATCCTTTGCGGTCTTTGTCTGCATACGCTTCTTGTAGACCCACTTTATTCTTAGAACCTTTAGTACGCACACCTGGATATGCACTAAAGATATTGTCAGTGGGATCGCCACGCATACACTTTTCAAATAAGATCCATTTAGGTTCAGGAATGCGTTTAGGCTCTTTGGTCTTTTTATCAATTACCAACTTGCCTTTTTTATCAAAGATACCTTCGATGGTATGTAGCTCGTCACTGATACCATTGTACTGATTTACATTAGGACCCAGTAACTGATAAAAATCTGTATCACTGCTTACGATGGTGTGGTGATCCTCAGGGTGACTTTGGATCCATCCTGCCACCAAGTCATCTGCTTCCAGTCTTTCGTGCCTGAGAACAGTACAATTTGTTTTGGTTGAGATAAAGTCTTTGAGATCGTCAAAAGTTTCCCAAAAGAGCTTGTCTTCTTCTTGCTCGGCTTCTGTTTGAGCGGCACGGGCAACTGCTCGGTTTTTCTTGTAGGGTTCATAATAGTCCTTGCGCCACGAACGGCCTTCTAAACAGAACACCACGTGATCAGCATTTTGGTCTCTAAATGCTTTGTTGACACTACTGAGTGTAACGTGTATGGCAAAACCCAAACGGTCCCACGCATCACTTTGTCTGCTGGCGCCGTGACGTGCACGGAAGAATGTATTTGCGGTATCAACGATTAAGTATTTCATATCATTATAATAGCATATAATAGATTTATGGTCAACCGTCGGTTAACCAAAAGTTTAAGAAACTTCTGAGTAACCGTTGCCCAAATCTTTGCGTTGAACGCCATTTGGGGGTCTTGGGTTGTTGGCATCATACTGCTCAAATGTTTCCAAAACGACATTTCTGCAGACATCCTGAAACCATTGGTCAACAATTTGGCTGTCGTCCCGTCCTTTGTAACCAGCACGAATCAATTTAGCCACAAAGAATTCATTCCAATCTAATTCGAATGCACCATTACCAATGTTTTCAGGGTCTAGTTCAACTTGAACAACACTGACCCAAGGTTCACCACGCTCAGTAGCCAACTCTTTTTCTGTTTTCTTTTTGGGCCTGGGCTCTTTTGGTTTAACAACTTTGGGTGTTTCTACCTTAGGTGGCTCTGGTTTTTTTATAAATTTATCAAATATTCCCATTATTATCTTCCTTGACTTCTATCCACGTGTGATCACCTAACCATTTAACTGCTTTGAGATATTCCCATTCTGGTGCTGGACCAGTTGACCAATCGTTTGGTCCAGTACTTAATAGTATTGTTTGTTGTTTTTTGTGATCGTATACGATCCAATATGTTTGTCCGTGTGCTAGTTGATATTCATATTTAGCTGAATGAACTAGGTCGGTTAAATCCAATCGTTCTTTTATTTCTGCAGCCTGTCGTTGCAATACTGCTACCAGTTCCATAATACGATTATACTCTTGCTCTGCGTGCATACGTGCCACATTGAGCATTATATCTTTTTGCTTGGTTACCGGCACAAGATCAAACTTAACACCGCCGGCTTCAGTGCCGTAAGTGCTGATATTGCGATTAAAAAAAGCAACAAGGGTGTTGCCTGTAGTTATATCGTAACTTTCTCTACCCTTGCTTACATTACTCATATTATCTTTTTAGTAACCACATCATATGTTCTTTAGCATCGTGCCACCTATATTCCCATATAGGTGATCCGGGACCAGTCCAAGCAGCACTACCAACAAATCCTTTTTTAAGCCAAATACGCTTTCGACTTAAATCGCAACGTTGCGGTGTTAGTGCAAAACGTTCTTCCCATTCAGCTCTACGATAAAAAGCATCGTCTTCGTCAATCCACTGATTCTGGTATCCTACACCCATCATCAGGTGCCCCACTCGTTCTTAAACAATGGCACTTGCAATCTATCACTGTAACGCCATCCACGCTTCATAGCGGCCAGTGCTACATTCTTTGCGTTTAATGTATAAACACTTTCCACACCACCAACAGGCATTAGATAAATGTGTCCCTTAAATCCTGCTGAACGAAATGCTCCTACTGCACATTCTGCGTCAGCGATATCTTGTTCAGTTGCAACCACTAATTTAAGGTAAGCAGTACCAACTTGTTCATATTCACATACAACTTCGGGCTTAATAGCATCCTCCCACGATTCTCCACTGGCAGGAAGTTTGGCACTTACACTGAATGTGATTTCTCTATCCCAGTTGGCAATAGTCCAGTCATCCAAGTAATGTTTGAATTCTGGGGTTAACTTTTGAGTGCCATTGGTTTCAAATGTAATCTCTTTGAGTCCATGCATTTTAGGATGATCCAGCAAATCAGGATATTGACGTTGCCAACCTAGCAATGGCTCGCCGCCAGTGATTACAAGATGTTCGTCTTGCCATTCTTTGTAAGGAAGTATATCCATAATCGAATTGGCAATTGAATCAGTAGAAAGTAAAGGAGAGAGATGCTTAAAGCGAGGATCCCAACTAGCATAAGAATCACAGCCTGTAGAAACCAAAGGCAATTCTTTATAATCGTTGTACATTTGCACAACACTTGCAATATCATCTGTTTCATTACTTAGTTCTCCTCTTGGCATTCCAAAGCCAGCGCATTTGAAGTTACAACCGAATGTACGCAAAAATATAGATGGTACACCCATATAGCGACCTTCTCCCTGCACACTATAAAATAATTCTGAAATTTTAATTTTACTCATATAACTTTGACCATTTTTTTAATTTTTCGATTTTTGATAATTTACCTAGATTTAATTCGTTATATGTAATTACACCTTGTTCTACTAGGATATCAACCATTGCCAATACATCTGCTACTTCTTTTGCTAAAGTTGCTTTATGCGATAACCCTGTATGATGAGAAGTTGACTCAATACCAAATCGTTGTATCTTGCAGACTTCCTGTACAACTTCTGCACATTCTTCGGCTAGTATAATTAATGCTTCGGCTACTTTGTCTGTAGAAGAATAGTTTACTGCTACTGGTAAATTTTTTTCTAATTCTCGAACAACACGTTTTTCTATATGATTGTTTAATTTTGAAGTTAGCATTTTATTGATTCCAATGTCGAATAACACCTGCTACGATAAAGCAGTTTGTAATGATATATGATAACACAATTGCAGTACGAATGCAAGCAATACGGTCAGCTTCTTTGTCCGTATCACCTGCTTTTTCACCTAACGATTTTGCCCAAAGGCGCCAAACTTGTTTAATGATTTCTTTTACCATCAAATACACAGTTGAATAGTAAATTGATGTCGCCGTCGTTGATCACACGATGAAATGCCCCGTCAGGGATTAGTACAATATCTCCTGCACTGACTCTAAAGGGCTCATCTGTTTCATCTCCCACAATCATTTGGCCGTGTCCCAAAACAAAAATATAAATTTCTTCTTGCCCGGGGTGACGATGCCCACGTGTACTCATACCTCTATGTAAATTAGTAGAGCTCAACACAAGGTTTTTTAATGTTTTATTATCTTTGAGTGTATAAGTTTCGTTATCTTTGATAACTTCTCCGCCCACGTTATTAATATGGTATTTGATCATACAAATAAATCCTCATTCCATTCTCTATGACCTTCTCTGAATGCCATATTAGCTTGTGTTTCTCTTACTTCAACTCTATAGCACCAAAGTCTTTCTGCTTCACCTGGGCCCCACATATCAGGAATGTAAACACTGTTGACATACTTGTAAAGCATATCAGCCAGTCCCTCGCAACCAAGTTTTGGTAAAATAGTTAGTTTTGCTAACCCCTTTGATTCTAGTAACTTGTATGTTTCCATTTCTGGTTCATCTTCTGCTACTAGCAGCGTATGATCAAATTGACTCTCTAATATTTTCTTTAGTTCTTTTAAGCCGCCGTAATCGGCAACCCAATTGCGAACATCTAGTTGGTCAGTACCAAAATAAAATTTCATACTAAAACTGTATCCGTGAATAGTATTGCAATGACTGTCTGCACGCCATTGTCTGTAAGCGCAAGGAAATGCGTCCACATATTCTTTTGTTGAGGTATATTTGTAAGTTACGGGTGTCATGCTTTTCTCCTATGTTAATTGTAGCATAGGCAGCAGAATTTGTATAGCGGGATGATGCTCAAAGGCCGCTTGTGTATTTATCTTGTTTTTATGCAGGCTATAGTGGTTATATTATTTTGCTCTGGCTGAGAGATATTGTTCGTGTTGTATCCACCCTTTGCGAGTTAAGAATCCCCATTCGCGTTGTTTTGGGCCAGGCATAAACAATGTCCAAGTTTCTACATTGGCGTCAATTTCGATACGATGATAGCTTTTGGCACCACAAATTCTAAAACTACCAGGACCACGCCATACTGCTATTTCGCCTATTTTTTGTCCAAGATTATTAAACTGTGGCAACCATTCGTAGTAGCCGCCTTTAAGGATAAGGGTAGCATAAGGCCAAGGATGATCGTGTACATCATCAGGATCTGATTTAAGAAACCTGTGCACAAATACATTAAAGGGAAACCAAGTGCGTTCTTTAAGGAATACATAATATCTTTCTAAGTAAGGTTCATCGTCAATTCGGTCCATAATTATTCTTTTACGTCCTAATCTTTCGAGTAACTTTAGCAAGACCATAATGATTTCCTTTTACATTCTTAAAATTTCTAAACTAACTAAATCTGCAACCGCTTTACTGAGATCATCGTTTTCATGGATAACGTGCAGAACATCGTGTTGCTCATCTTTAGCATGATCGTAAGTTCTAATACTAACAATAGTGCCTCCACGAGCAGGTGTAAGTTCAAATCTAATACGCCCGTCAATATCATGACGAGAAATTGAGTATTTCGCTGAAGATTCTAGTTCGATGCTATTTTTTGAGCTACTAAGTAACCAATTGCCAAGTTTTCTTTTAATACTATCAAACATTTTATTTTTACCTTGTTGGTGGATATATTTCGATACCTTGGTCTTCTTCATTGACCAATGCTATTATAACTTTTAATTTGTCTTCTGCATCTTTTACAGAGTCTAAAGCATCTTGAACTGCTGGATGTTTCGTCGCCAATTCTTTTGCTTCTTGTTCTTGGGTCATTTTTTCGAAGGCCCATTTTAACACAGCATCAGCTTTATGAGTAACATCTATCGTAGCATAACTGTCATACAAAGGACGCCAACTGTTGCCATCGTTGACTTCAAAATGGTCGCCAGTATATCGAACCTGCCCAGCTAGGCCTTGCTGTAACTTGTAGTTGTCTATGTAGATTGAGGCACCGGTGCCAGAGCCAGCTATATTCAACCAATCGCCGCTGCTACTAAGGCTTTTAATCATTATGATTCTCTTGCCCGCTTAAAAACTCATCAACCATTGACTCTGCAGATTCTTGACTTTCTGCAAGTACTTCGAAAGTTCCTGTACCATTTTTAATATGAATATCAAAAGGTGCAACACCTTTTGGTAACCATTTTTTGGACATCTGTCTTTTGACTGTATACATTTTTACATTAGGATTTCTAAGTTTTTTTATTAGATCATCGCTTATTGCTTTAGCTGTGCTCATCTACGTTCTCCCACGGTTTATCATTTCCTGCCCAATCTTGTGTATCGATACTCCACGTCATCAATTGATTGTACACAGGATATAACCAATCCCAATCAAAACGACTCATTGGAAAACTTATCCAGTGTCCTAAGTAGTATAACACTTCGCTGACTATTCTTGCAAATGCTTTTTTAATCATTTAATTGATTTTGTTTTTAATTTTATTATATTCAGTTTCGTTATACGAATAGATTTCATCCAACAATTTTTCTTTTTCTTTTGAATTATGCCATTCGTTTTCTTTTGCAAAATAAGCTTCTCGATATTTTTTATATACAGAATCAGACATTGATCCGTACTTTTTATTTTGAATGTCTTGATAAAGCTCGGTGATGTTTTCTTCAGCTATATCTATTAAAGATTTTGGAGCTTTTAATTTTTCTAAATTCTGTTTGTTATTCAACCATTTATCAAAATTTTCGTTTAATTCGATTAGCGTTGGTAAAGGTGGATTGTTATAATAGTGGCCCATAAATTTTTTCATGGCATCTTCTAATATACTTTCTCCTCTCTCAGTGAGCACATCGTATAATTGTTGATCTAGCAAATATAATTTATAATCTTCGGAATTAGGTCCGACTCCTAAATGGGCTAATGGTCTCATCTTGGGGCAAAGTCCTGTTGTAGTTTAATATTATCAAAAAACTCTTTCTTAGTACCAGAGTCATCTTTGAATGCACCTTTAAGCACAGATGTTTGTGTTAAACTACTGTGTGCCATAATGCCTCGATTCTCGCAACATCCGTGTGTCATTTGAACATAAACACCAATATCATTTGCACCAGTGGCTCGACCTATTTCTTTAGCAATTTCATTACAAAGCTCCTCCTGGAGAGTGCCTCGTCTTGCACACCACTGTGCAATTCTGGAATACTTAGATAAGCCAATAAGTTTATTGGCAGCAATAATACCAATATAAGCCACACCAGCCACAGGTTGGTGATGATGACTGCACATACTACGCAGTTCACTGCGAACAACAAGCATACCTTCGTAACGGTCTTGCGAATCATTTGGGAACGCTGTTGCGTCCGGGGCTGGATCATATCTTCCACTCATCACCTCATTAATGTACATTTTTGCCAGTCGTCGAGCAGTACCTTTACTACTAGGATCGGTATCTGTGTCGATCAGTAAAGTTTTCAGTACTTGCTCAAATGCTTCAGTTGCTTCTTCTATTAGGCGTTCTTTATCATCTTCGCTTAGATATTCACTAATGTTATCGTTAGCCCAAAAGCGTTTGCCTTCTCGTTTCATCTTAAAACGAAGAACATCTGCTAAACTAGATTCTTCATAGCCGCCTTCGTCTATGTTGTCGTATGATACTGGTTTTAATTTCATATAGTTCCTAACTTTGTTTATTATAACTTATTTAGAAAATTATTGCAACTGAAAAAGTTTTCAATTAGCGCAACAGTTTGTTGTTTTAATTTGGGCAAAAAGTGGGGATAGTTATCCATATATTGGATAATCTTCTCACAAAGTTCTGGACAATGCGCTTCGTATGCTTCGAAACTTTCTGTCCATTCGCTTGGGTATTTGAATGTATCGTAATACATTTCACTATAGCTAAGTCTATCTGGAACCATAGGGATAGCATCTACTAGCGAACCTTCGTAGCAACCAATTCCCAGTGTTTCTTGTAAACTACAACTAAAAACCAATTTGGATTCGCCCAATAATCGATGATATTGATCTTTGGTTAACTGTTGATCCTGACATACCACAAACTCGTATTGTGGCAAGTGAGTGGCCAAATCTCTAAAAATTTCCACTTGCTTCTCGGGAGCAATACGATGTGGAAACAGTACAAGATCTCGCTTGGTCATATTTTTATATGCAGACAATGTATCGTCCATATACTCCATCGGCCAACCTGTGCGAACAATTTTTCCAATCTCTTTGAAACCTTCAATTGTTTGCGGCATTACGATATGTAATAGATTTTTACAAAACATATCGATGTGAAAGTCTGTGGCAAAGTAGTTGTGATCAAACGCTTCAAAGAAACTTTTTTCAGCAAATCTAACCCAAGGTTTATCTCCGACTAATCGTCCTAAAAAGTCTTGAGGATCATAACTGCCAGCGTGCCAAAGTCCGTGTGTAGTTACTGGGATTCCCAACAACTCACTCATATACTTTAGGTTTATGATACCAGGATGCCAGGCATCAGTAAAGATAAAATGATCGCCAGCCTGGACGGCTCCTGTACAAAAAAGTCTTCCAAGTTGTTCAACTTGGCTTGCCTTATAGATATTAGTGCCCCCAAAATTGAGAAATGCACCAGGAGTAGTGGCGCTAGGAATATCTCTAGGGCCCGATATAATCGTGACATTGTGTCCTGCCTTTGTAAGTAAATCAGGTATATGAGTCTTCCATTGACCCGTATACCTTGTTTCTACCGCTTCTAAATCAACTAAGAAGATGGTCATATTATCTCTGATTGTTGTACTCTGCTTGTTTATTCATATAGTGCCTGTAACGCTCGTACTTGCGATATTGGTCACTGCGATATAAATCTTTCTCATCGTACTTCAACATATTCATTCTACAAAAATCTTTGTAGCCTTCCAAGTCATCAAACAGTCTATCGACTTCGGGTTTCATTCTTAGATATTTTTCAAGCCATTTTGGTTGTGACATTTGTTTTCCTTATTATTAAATAACAACTGATAAATCGGGTCTTGTGGTATTGTATTTGATTACCGCACCATTTTCGCCGTCTTCGCTAACTTCGATCCAAACTGTACGGTTAGGATACTTAGCAGCGATCTGTAAGTAAAGATCATCACTGATCATTTCGCAACTTTTATAATCTAATTCCAATGTACCATTAGAGTATAAGTGTTCTAACCAGCGTTTGAACTGTATAAATTCAATATCGCGGTCATTATGAGTAACACTAATATAGACTCTGAAGTGGAAAATGTGACGATGCGGAGTGCCAAGAAAACTAACATCATACATATCTCCTGTAGCCAACATTGGATCTGTGGCAGCTGCTGGATAGCAGTGAATGCCTTCCTTTTGGAATGTAACTGAGATCATACGATCTGCAGCCGCCATAATTCTATCTATTTGTGCACGTTGATCTTGATTAATCATTTCTTTTTTGCCTTAATTTTAGGTGGTTGTATAATATCTTCGAATTCAACTTTGGCAGGCACACCCACTGGTGTATCACCAACATACTCACGCCAGTCTGTGTAGACGTTTCTGGTTAGCAGTTCGTTTAAGGGATGGCACCAAACACCGGGGTTTGTATCTCCCCAAGTGTTGTCGTCGATCTTTAGTGTAGCATTATAGTTATAGAGCTTGATATAGGGAATCTTAACACTGATCATAGGGATGAATGTGTTGTATTCGCACCAACCGTTCTCGTGTAGTTCTCGAGCATATTCAACACCAAAGTCTAAAGTCACCCAGTAGTCTTTGATCAACAAAGGTTTGATCATATCATCCCACGCAGCCCATTCGTATGCGTTCTCGGGATGGAAACTTTGGCTTGTACCAAAGTAAATATTTTTGATATGATTTTTTGGATTAGGATCTTTTAATGACTCATTGACAATTGCAATGATGTCTTCTACTGGTTGAATGCCTACTACAAATAATGTAGTTTCATTCTTCATTGGGGTGTTTTCTACTTCTGTACCTACAAAGTAGGTAATCATCTTACGGCTATCTGTATCGAGTGCCATATTACTTCCAATAAATGTAGCCCCTTGAATAATTCTCAGGGCGGGTTAATGAATCTCTGAATGCATTTTGCCACTCAGTGTCTCTATTATAGCCTTTAGTCCAGAAACTGTCAACGACTAAATCGCCCATTTCTATCCAATATGCTGCATCTTCCATACACTGAATAAACCTTTTGGTCCTTGGACTTGGGAATATAACAGTACAGGCTTTCCACAACACATTGGAGAAATCAGTTGTAAGCATTTTTTGTGCACCAAACACAATCAATGCTTCGGCATTTACCATATCACTTTCGAATACATTGGTATTACCACTTAGATCAATTACCACATCGTAAGTGCCTTCGGCAGTATCTTTAAGTACACTACTCCACTGCTCTTTATTGCTATGACCAACTTTGGCGTCATCTTTGAGTGCACTACCCCAAAGATCTTTATTGCTATGACCGACTACAGTTATATCAAAGTCTAAATGCAATAATTTAATAGTGTTATACGCAACCCACGCAAGGAATCCGCTACCTAATATTACCAATCGTTTACCCGGGCCACTGCGTTCTGCTATTTCCCTAATAGGTTGTTGTATAATATTAATACCACAGGCCACAGGTTCTAATATGTATTTAGGTTCTGCTGATGGCACACGCACAAATTCGTTAATTCGAACATTATAAGAATCAGCATAAGCCGGCTCACCGCGTGTGGCAACATAATCGCCAATTTTAATGTCGTAGATACCTTTGCCCACTGCAGTGACTTGACCAAGGCCTTCGTGTCCACTCATATTCAAAGGTAGCGGACCAAAACTGCCCGTCATCATATCCACATCACTGCGACATACCCCGGTTAACACTGATCGAACTTCGATTTCGTATTCGCCCACTGGAGGTTTATCGTATACGGTTTCTGCAAATTCACCTTGTCCGTTGGTATATAAAATTCTGTTGGTCATAGATTTTCTATTTGTTCGTGAATCCAAGTATCAATTTCAAACTGATCTAACCAGAATTGATGATTATTAATATTAGCGACTGCATCTTTAATCATTGCAGTATACGCATCTTCAGGGCACCAACCTAATTCCACATTGGTGTTTGTATTAGCAATAAAATCGATTGAGCTGTTGTCCTCTTCGAGCGTACGCCAATCTGCAACCAAAGCCCATTTATCGCCAAAGTTAATAGTACAACGGTCGTCTACATCATAAGTTCCACTGTAGTTAACTGTGCCGTACTCTGTACTTTCGATATCTGCTAGTTTCCAATTTGTAACTGCATTTCTGTTGGTTGCAGACACTTTACGCCAATTGGGATTTAGAGCAATGTATATGCTTAACAAATGTGGCATCAAGTCTCGACTAACACCACCAAATGCTAATCGTTTTGTAGTAAACCAACTGCCAGGATTAGGGATACAATTATGCCTAAGCCATTGTATCTTTACTGTATCAGATTGGCTGGCCAACGATTGTAACTCGGCAATATTACTGCGCCACATATTGTTCTTGACCATCATAAAACGTGTTTTCTTAAACACAGTTACCAAATTAGTCCAACTGAAACTATTTGATACTCCGGGTTTTTCGATGAATACAATTTTACTGTAGGGTGCAACCTTTGCGGCCAATTCAAAATGTGTATGATTTGGTGTGCAAACAAATGTAATATCAAAAGGTGCGTGTGCTATTACTGCAGAATCTACTGTAGGTAAGTCTGCACCTTTTGCAATATTGGAGTCTACAGTTATTACTTCATAACCGAGATTGGTTAAAACAGTTTTGTACAACTGTCCTATACCTAAGCCAACAACAAGTGCTTTCATTTATGATTGGGATCCATTGCAGGGTCTTGCTTGGCGTCTTCGGTAGTCACAAATCTTGGTGCAACACCCCACGCACTGAACCAACCCAATGGTTTCCAATACTTATGTAACAAATTGTTAATTAAGATAATAAACATAATTGCCAAAACTACTGCACATCCGCTAAGTATGGTCATCGCCAAAATGTTAGTTGCATTTTCTACCATTATAAAGTCTCCAATTCTATAAGTTTCGTTTCATCTAATCCGCTGTTATCTCTTGTATTATACACATCATCTGAATTATCGTCAACAGTACTAAACAATTGATTGAACATAGTGTTGCTATTTTGCGTATTTTCACCGGTATAACCACGAGTTCCAGGAATGGCTTTCCAATATTTGTTATAGTGTTCGATTAGTTCTTCTGCACGACCACGATCACTGGTTTCAAATATAGCGTCAACAATGTCTCTGAAAAAATGGCGATCATACTGTTGGAATTTTTTGCCATTCATTTTACTGGCTACCAACATATTTGGATAACTACCACTGTCGTATGCTCTATTGGCACGTTGAACTGCTTCGATATGTGTCCAAACATTATGACCCATTTGAATGGCATAGCTGAAACTATCCCAAGAAGTTTTACCTTCTTTACCAATCTTATTTAGATCACCGGGTTTGTATATACAAACATCTTTGATTAGTGTTCTAAGACTAACTGGGCTTTCTACAAAAGTATCAAATATTCGGTCTTGCAATAGTGCATCACCAAACTGCCTTGTGTCTGTAGCATACTTTTTATTATCAACGCTGGGTTGCATTTGATAGCTCCACTTGCCACGATCCGGAGTAGTGATATCATAGTAGATCTGTCCGTTGGCAGTTGCCAAGAATGGACTTGCACAGTCAAAGCTGATGGTAAATTGGCTGTTATGATATTTGCGAACAGCACGTTGAATATCAGTTAACAACGTGGCCCACTCGAGTTTACTGGTGCCCAAGAAGTGCATCCAATCGTGTAGACCTTTTTCTAACAGGCCATCAAAGCGCAGTGCAACCAATCTTCTAAGTGTAAGATGTATGTCACACATATTCTGTCCACCCATAGCCCATCCTTCAAACGGACGGTTGTATTGTTTGGGATCGCAGAACTTTTTAACACGTTCATACCAATCATCTGCTTGAGTGTGATCCTCGCCTTGTAGCACATTCAAGAACTTGCAACGACCTGTACGATTGTTCATAAAGTATTCGTTGTTGATGTAGGTAGCATCAACTGCATCTTGATATGAGTAAATGCCAGTGGCCTTTTGGCCTGCAGGACTACGGGCTACCCACGCTGGAATATCCAGGGTCATACCGCGATCCATATAAGCATCCATCCAGCTTAACACTTGACTACGTTTCTTCATAGC